CGCAAATCCCCTTTTTGACCTTGGTTGAGCCGAAAAAACCCAACCGCCGGAGCCACTGAGCGCCAGGTTGCATCGATACCATCTTCTGCCATGGAATCCTTACGACCTTTCGCTTGTTTCTGACCGCGCTGGTTCACTGACTGACCACCAGTACTGATTACATCATCAACATCTGCATCAGCTCGAGGGTCACCTGTCAACGGCACGTAGTATGGGTTTGCCTTGTACTCATTATAAGCCTGTTGACCGATGCGACCTGACGCGAGGTCTAGGTCTAGGCGTGCTGCCTGCATGTCGTAAATGTGCTGAGCTGCTTCTTCAATATCTGCCTTAGGAACTAGGTTCTCAAGACCTTGCATGACGGCTTGAGCCTTCGCATTATTGTAACCACCAGCCACACCGACCTCGAAGCTCGTAGCTGCAGGGTCTGGATTAAACACATCAGCCTGGCGCTTAGCGAGTTGGCGGCGTGCTTTCATCATCTTGTCGTAGTTAGTCTGTGTAGGATTCTGATCGTACTCGTTAGACGCTGCCTGATATGCATCGCGGTCCTGACGAATGAAGTCTTGGTTCTTGATGAGAGCGTAACGTGCTGACATCCAGAAACCGACTGTACGCTTAGCATCAATGTATTCCATGTTATTTGCCTTCGCGATGTCATGGATTTTCTTGAACAGTGGTGCCATGTACTTGTGTTCGAACTCAGAGGACTTATTAGCGCGTGCGCCATCTGACAGGTATAAGTCGCCAATCAATGTCTGCTCTGCATTCTTATCAAGACCTAGATTCTCGATGTACTCTTTCATAGGGATTAAGTCATCAGAGATGCGGCGCTCGATTCCGCGACCGACGTTCTTAACGATATCGCTCCACGTTTTGGCACCTGTTCCAAAGATACCACCATCAGGAACAACTGATTTACCAGTGCGCGCGAAGTCCAATACGTCTTGGTTGTTAGAAGAAGTATTGCGCAAGAATAAATCTGATTCAGACTCATCGTCTAAGTCCTTACCAGTTTCTTCTTTGTACTTGCGTCTGTTCTCTTCTAAACGAGCTTTATACTCTGGGTTAATCTCAGTGTCTCCAGTGAACTCGTTACCACCAAGCTCATTAAGAAGTAGATTATACTGAGCGTTCTTGTCTGTGCGGCTGATTCCCTCAGCTTTGTACATCTCATCAACTGAGTTGTAACCTTTACCACGCGCGATGTCAGTCATAATCTCAGGGTCGACGTTGAACACGTCGCGCTGATTAAGTGTGCCGAGCGAATCAACGTATGCGCGGACTTGAGCATCAGTCACTGGTTTGTTACCATTCATAATATCCAAGACTGTTTTGAATGCTCTGCGCATTGCGTCATACGCCTTGATGATTATGTTGTTCGCTTTACGTTTGAGCTCAACTGGAATGTCGTTCACGTTGACATCATAACGGTCTGCGAACACTTTCCAGTTTCCACTACGCACTGATGCGTTCATATCAACGATGATTTCTTCTACGTATAGGTAAGGTTTACTCGCATAGTGTGCAGAGTCTTCGTTTACTTCCTGATAAGCCTTGCTGATTTTTGAATCAAGCAATTTGCTGATGAACGGGTTTGAACGTAGGCGCTCAGTCAGATTGATGTAGTTCTCTAAACCAATGGTATTGCGGAGCACGTGACTTTGCTTATGGCCTAGCTCGTGGATAATGTTACTTGCGAGAGTTGCGACGTCGTGCTCTAAAGAACGAATGTGGACCTGGCTATTGCTTGGGTCATACCATGCTGCGTTGTCCACGTCTTTGTCAAAACCTGGTGTGCGCAAGTAGATACGTTTGCGAGCTTCACTGGATATTCCCATGCGGTTCGCGATGTTATCCACTAGACGGTTTGAAACATCATACCAACGTTTCTGGCTCTCAGGATTAAGTAAGATAGCCCATCCACCTGTGTTCGGTAAATCTGATAAATCAGCTTTGCCGCTCTCGATGTCAGACATAATCTTCTCTACTTTGACAATCTGCTTGTCGTAGTATTTACCGATTACTTTCTCGACTAATTTAGCTCTCCAACCCTGCGGACGCGGCTTGAACTTATTGATGCTATATGACACGTCTTTCTGAACGCGCCCTGCCTTGCTCACAGATAGGTTGGTTCCCATCGTTGTGCCTGTCTTAGAGGGAACATACGAGATATTACCGTTGTCTTCGAACGCAACTCCGTCATAACCTTGCTCGCCTGCCCATTTAGCAAGCGCCAAGCGCTTGGCGCGAGGCAGATTACTACCTAACCATGGGTAAACGTTGTCTGCTCGTACGTAGGCACCATGCACTCGTCCGTCAATCTGTGACGCTAGGCGCTGAGCACTCTGTACGTCGGTTGTAAATTCAGGAGCATTGTTCGTTGTCGCGAGCTTACCATCTGCATTCACGACCATAGGTTCTGATGAGAACTTTTTAGAACCAATAGGAGCCGTGGTTGCCATGACAACTAATTCGTCGTCTGCTGGGAAGTGTCTTGCTACTGCTCTCTTGAATGCTTCTGCTTTTTCTGGTGCGTTGAATGTAACTTCATTGTCACCAGCAAAGATGTCAGGTAGACCTGCCTCAGTAACTTCGTCGATGTTCTCTGTTAGGTTCTCAGCGAAGTTCTCATTGACGTTGAACCCATGGTCGCGGACTTTCCAATAATCACTATCGAAGTCCATGTTGCTTTCAAGCTCTGAGTGCTTAGCGCCAAGCTCGGTTAACTGTTTTGATACAGGTTGCGTAGTCTCAGGTTCGACTGTGGGCTCTGGTTCAACCGTAGGTTCCGGTTCAACTGTAGATTCTGATTCAACTGTAGGTTCAACAGTAGGTTCCGGCTCAACTGTAGGTTCAACAGTAGGTTCCGGCTCAACGGTAGGCTCAACTGTAGGTTCAACCGCAGGAGTAGGCGCTGGTTCGACTGTAGGCTCTGGTGCAGGAGCAGGTTCTGGTTTGGCCATCATTCGCTCAAGTTGTTTCGCCACCCACGTCGCTTTCTTCTCAGGCTTGCGCTCACGTTTAGAATTATTTCCTTCAAGCTCTGACGCTTTGCCAATGAAGTTGCCGTCTGCGTCATAGTCTTCAGCGGTTCTTTCTTTAAGCATGCTAACCAATAATCGATACTCATTGCCGTTTAACTCTTTTCTCGCGATTTCTTCGAGCTCAGTCGGTGAGTATTTATTAAGGTTCGCGTTAGCCAGTCCCTCTACTTTCTCACGATTAACGTAGGTTACTTTAATCGCTTCTTTAGGTTTAACTTCTTCAGTCTTAGCCGTCGCTACCTCTTCAACTGGTTGCGTAGCAGTTTCAGGCTCGAGCACAACGTTGTTCACGCCATCGTAGTCTGCGTCGTTGATTGCTTCGAATTTCTTACTTCCGCGGATGTGTTTGACTCGCGCTCTGTCAAGAGACGATGAACGCGGCGGCGCGCTATCAGCTGCTGCTTCCTGGTCATTGATGTCGTAGTACTTGTCATTCGTTGCCTTCTTACGCGCTACTGTTTTGGTTACTCGCTTACCGTCTGGTTTTTGTAGGTTCGCATCTTCTTGTTCGACAGCTGCTTGGTCGCCTGGCTCATACAATGAATCCTGATTAGCAGCCGTGATGTCATTGTCACCAATCTGCGCTTCAATAGGAGATTTCAAATTAGTTGGAACCGTCTCACCTACTTGCACTACTGCATCATCTGCTGTTGGAACCACAGTACTTTCCATACCCAATACGTCACGCACGAATCTTCCGTACGGTGTATCAGTTTCAGTATCAAGTATTCCGTACTTCGCGTCAGTCTCAAAGTCCTCAATGAAGCGCTTTCTATCTGCTTCAGGGATTTTACTAGCGGCTTTGCTTAAGGCCTCTGTGCTGTATGCCACAGAACCTGTATCGACTACTGTTGGTTCTGTTTTGGTTTGCTCAGCTTGGTTCAACACAGCGTCAACAGGAGACCGCGTCTCTACAGTCTCAGTGGATGCCCTACCGTCTTTATTAGTCGCGGCGTGCAATGCAGAACCAGCACCCGCAGAGATGGAAGAACCAATAACACCACCAAGCGCTGCGGACTCGGCGACTCCTTGATTGAGGTCGCGGCGTGTATCAACTGTGTCTTTGACTGCACTATTAGACAAGCGTTGTTGCCAAGCCTCTGTTCCAGCTTCGACAAGACCTTCACGCAACGCGTTATTGATTACTCCACGCTCTGGTGAGTAGGCGAGTTGACCTAATGCTTTGGTCACGATGTTGCGACCAGCACCACCTGCAGGAATGAAGCTTGCAGCAGCACCTAATGCAGTTGCTCCTAAGAATTCTCCCCAGTTATCTGATAGAGACGTTGCAACTTCGCGCTTGGCATCAGCTGGACTCATACCATTATTGATGAGTGTCTGATACATTGGGCTGTACTGTTTAAGCTCTTGGTCTGTTAGCTGCATCGTTGTTGTGTAGATGTCATCACGCACAGCACCACCAGATTGGAGGGCACCTGTACCTAATGAAGCTGCCATTAGAGGAACACCTACCGATGCACCAGCACCTGTTGCCGATGCGGCAGTACCAGCGATTACACCAGCTGTTGATGGAGCAATGTTACCAAGCAACTCAGCTGTAGCATCGAGTGGTCGTTCTTTTAAGTTCTCTGTGATTTGCCATAGGTCATCACCGATTGATGTTCTGAACGCATAGGCATTATCAGCACGGACACGGTCTGCTTTAGCAGCATCTGACAAAGCAGCTCTGTGCTCGGCAGCAGCTGCCCGGTTATCATCACCATAAGACGGGTCGAAGAACGATTGGACCTGAGCAACACCAGTTTCAAAACCAGCTGCTAATGAGTTACCAACGTCTTTAAGACCTTGCCAGAACCCAGTTGACTCTTGGTCCTCGTAACCCATGACGGTCTGATACATATCACGCAGTGTCTGTGCGTCTTTGATTTGACCACGCACTTGTCCAATTGCATCAACAGCCACGGCGTGCTGATAAGCTGCGCGCGTGGCTGCATCGAAACCTTGTGTCTCCGCGTAGTCGTGTGCGCGTTGACCAATCACTTTTAGCTCGTTGATAAGAGCATTGTTCTCAGCTGCTGTTGCTTCTGCCGGAGCGAACGCGAATGCAGCAGCTGGATTCACTACTTTGTTATGCGACATCGAAGACTCCTCTCAATGCGTCGTTTACTTCCGGTTCAAAAAGCTCATTGCTATCGCCGTCACTAAACGCATTAACAATTGCCTGCTCATACATAGCAGGAATATTAGTAAAGGGCGTTTGCTGGACGCTGGCTACTTGGTCGACACTCACAGGTTGGCTGTTCTGTATCTGCTGTGCCTGCTGAGCTTGTTGAGCCTGGGCTCTCTGCTCAGCGTCCATGAACAAAGCTGCTTGGCTTTCTTGGTAGCTTGGGTCTGACAGAACTTGCTCTGCTGGGTTCTCGTAGTTTAACGCGTAACCTTGCTGAGCATCATCAGATGAATCACCATCTTCGTATACTGCAGGCTTACCTGTCGCTGATGCGATGATTTTGTTCATCTTGTTCCAACCATGTTTTGGCTGTGAGTATTTAGCAGGAGCAGACGGAAAGCTTGCCCAGATGTTACCAGCTTTCTCAACCATACCCTGGTAGTTACCTTCGAGTGCGAGCTCAAGAGCTGACTTACCACCATTACCACGCGCCTGGTCTAATAATGCTAGGGCTCCAATATCTTGGTTGCGTGGTGAGAAGTCTTTCAGACCGAGGTCTTTTTGCAAATCGTTCCATGTTCCTTTCAAGAACTGATAACGACCAGCAGCACCAGATGAATTCATGGTCCCATCTTTCTGCTTGAATTTACGTTGGATATTCGGATGGCGACTGAAGTCGTCAAACGTACCACCACCGAATGTTGTGTTGTAATCTGCATTCTCAGATGCCGCAATAATATCCAAGGCACGGCGTGCCATTGGGTTATCTAATAATTTTTCGTACTTATTAACGGATGCCATAACCGCCTCCAATTGAAGGTGACCAGTACATTGTGTTTCCTACCGGAACTGGAACCACAGGTGCTGGTGTTACTGGTGCGACAGTTGGTCTGCTGGTATTGAACGCAGCACCAACCTTCTCAGTGTTATCTTTGATTGTCGCTTCAGGAGCATCTGCCACAAACGCTGAGGTGATTGAACCTGGCTGTAAGCCGTAAGCTTGCTCTGTGTATGCACCGAGAGAAGCTAACTGTCTCAACGCTTGCTCATCACCTGATGATGCTGCCTGGATTAGACCGTTGTCTGTTGCGAATTTTTGGAAGCTCTCTAATGCTTTGACCTTAGCGTTGACTTGTGCCGCGACTGCTTTACCTTCAGCTCCTGCTTTTGCAATTTCCATATTCCAATGTTGTTTCTGCTCGTTGAGCTTAGTGTTATAGTCGAACTGCGTAGCTGCTTTCTGGTCGAAGTCTTCACGACCAACTAAGTGAGCACCAACCTTGCTTGCGTTACCAGTGCCAGACAGAATCATGCTGAGCTCTGCTGGCGAATAAGTACCTAAGGTTCTCACACCATCTGTTACTCTGTATCGGCCGTCTGTAGTTGGCTCAACAGCGTAGCCACGTTGCATAACACCATATACCTGTTGGCTATCGAGAGAATGCTCAGGGTTCATGAACGCCTCACGAGCTGCTGTGTTCAAGGCTCCTTGCTGCGCTGTTTGATATAAGTTTGCGCGAGCATAAGGGTCTGCTGTTACATTGAATGCTGATAGAGCTGCCTCTTCAACTGGTCTAAAAGTACCATCTGCATTCTGCATGTACAGAGTTTGTGCGCGCACTGCCTCGTCGCTACCAAGCAACTTACGACGACCAATCTCTGCGTCAGTTGCTTTATAGTGATTAAGAGCATTTGTTGCTGCAATCTTACCCTGCTGTGTATCTGCATCTGCCCATACACCCATTAAGTTTTTCTCATACTGCAATTGGCTATTCAATGGGACAAAAGCATTAGCACCAACCAAGAATGGGTCCTGCTTAAATGCTTGCGCACCGCGAGAGATATTACCTACTGCGTCTTGAAATCCTGCCATAATTTACCTACCATATTCCTGCAGTTTGCATTCCGACTTGCGCAGGAGCGTAAGCTCCATAGAAGCCTGCCATTGTACCTTGGTTCCAAGCGTTACCAAAGTTTGATAGATTACCGAACGCTGATGCCCATCCAGAATACGGATTGACTTGTTGTCCGGCAATACTTGATAAAGAACTAGCGCCCTGTAAAGCTGATGAAGCAACTCCTCTGAATACACCAGTCCAGTCAAGAACCTCTTTACGTTGTTTATCTTCAATACGTTCTTTGCGAGCTTCTTCATATCTGAACGCTGCATTGATTGAAGACACACGAGCTTTTGCTTCAGCGGCTCTTAGCATACGACGTCCTGCTCGTGTCGAACCAACACAGTGTGCTGCTTGTTCTCGCTCCAGTTTGTCTCGCTGTCTTGAGAACTCGCGCGCAGAGTCAATAACTGCTCTGTCCCTCACTGTGTCGTAATCAGCTACGTAACCTGCATCAGCGTCTGCTTTGGCTTTGTTAATCATAGCTGTTTCAATAGGAGCCGCGGTATCGTACCAGTGGTTAAACATCTTGTCAGATTTGTCTTTGATATTTTCCCACGTTTTGTCCAATCTATCTTGCGAGCGGTCAGCTACTTCTTTTTGAAGACCAGCTATATAGAACGCACCAGCTTGTTGAACTGTTGCGATGAGTAAGTTTGTCTTCGCAATAACCTTCATCGCGTTGAAGTATTTACAAGCGTATTGCATGTGAGCTTCAGCACGTGCAATCGCAGACATATCAGTGATTTTAGAATTGCTTCCTTGAGTTTTTACCTTAAGCTCATCGCACTTCTCTACTTCGTAGTCCCCTGATAAGAATGCTTGAGCCGCACCTGCCGCCATTGTTGCTATTGCAGCAACTGCTCCTGTAGTATTTCCACCGGCCATTTTAAAAATCTCCGAATCCGACGACCTCATGGTCGTTGTAGTCATTCTCATAAAGAAGCGCTAATTGCTCTAATGCATCCTCGAATTGCTTGATTAGCTCTTCCACATATAAGTTTTGCTGAGTGGGATTGTAAGGATTGTATAATGATTTGTACTTGCTAAATAGTGCACTTTTCTGTGCATCCTTACTTTCTAAACCCCACTTAGTTTCTTCAATGTAATTCTCATAGGGATTAGCCATACTATGACAGTGCTCCTATAATTACATCACGATACTCTTCTAAGCCTTTTGATGCACTAACCTTAAGGAAGTCGTACGCCAGAGGTGGCTTAATGAGCAATGGGTTCTTAGCAATATGCGTCAGTATAGCTTCTGTTATTATACCATCTTCTGACCGATTTACGAACACAATTATTTGATTAAGTTGGTCATTTCCTGACCAGGCTCTGAAGAAATGTGTTATGTCCTCGACCATGTAAAGGTTCTCACCTTCTAATACATTGCCTATGAACGTGAGCAGGTTTATTGCAGTCTGTTGCGCATCTGCCTGGTTGTTTATCTTAAGTACTTCATACGCCATTACTGGCCTCCTAATTCATTAACAGATGTTGCAATGTGGTATTCCGTAACCTCACCTTTACCAGATATTGCAACATCAAAATTGATTGTACTATACCCAGCGCGCAGGCGTCTTGGCTTATTGTCAAAAGTAATGTGGTCACCTACAACGATATGCTCGTCGACCATCTCGTCGCGTTGACGTTTAAGCAAACGATGCACAACATGGAACTCAGTATAGTCACCTACAATCTTATATGCGGTGAACGCTGTGTAACCAGGCGCAATGTATGGCTTGCTCTTCCACTGGAATTCACGCCACTCAAGACCTTCATCAAACTCATAGATGCCATCCTCGAATGCAAACATGAGTCTGTCCTGGTTAGTGCGGTAAACAGCAGTCGGCTTGTCTGATAATTCAACGAGTGTTGATGTATCAAACTGCTCATGCACGTTGTCTGGCACTTTGAATCTGAACGACATGACATCTGAGAATCCATAGTAGTAACCATCATGAACAACACCTTTCAAAGTCCATGGAGCGATTGCCAACCAATCATCTCTTGAGAAGTATTGCGCTGTTATCACAGTAGACGCATTACCCTGCAGCATAACTATGCCGTCATTCGTCGCATAGAAACAAGCACCGTTATAAGCAGCTGCCGAATCATAACTTATAATCGGGTGCGTCTCACTTAGCTGCGTTATCTTACGACAACCTTGAGATGTACATGGGCTTTCTATTTCAATCACGGCCGGAACCGAATCAGTTAATATATAACCGGTGGTCTCAGTTGGTATGAAGCGCAGTGGCTTGCCTGTGAATCTACCGTAACGATATGCCTCAGGCCACGCATGAGGTTTGAATGGCTCACTCAACCAGAGCTCACAACCAACTATTGCAGCCAACTGACCGTTGTTACAGTACACTAGGTTCTTCGCGTTGTCTGGTAGGTTATCGTATTCTTCTGTCATACACTCGTCACCATAGCCTGTTCTCGCTTTATGCAGGAACGTGCCTGTACCGAATGGAACCTCGCCGACTTCTAAGAACACTGGCTCCTGTTCTTTACCGTCGAAGTCTACCATTGTCACTGCGCAGTAGATTCTGACGGAGTCAATCTTGTAGCCATCAGGAGCCGTTGTCAGAATATTAGACACGACGACATTATCACCATTATGACACTCAACTAAGTTACTCACTTCAGACGGGATAGATTCTTGGCACGCGGTTCCTTCACCGAGACATGTAACGAGAGTGTAGAAGTACTCACGCACTTCGCGAGCCATATCGAAATGAGCGCCTGTTTGATGAGGTAACGGCTTGAAGTCAATTGCTTGTGCGGTTGGTGTTGTTGTCTCAGGAAATCCTAGTCTTACCCACTCGTTGTTACAAGCTTTAGACTTGAGGTTCTGTAATGGGTGAGGACCAAGACCTGTTGCGACGACAATAGAACATTCATCTTCTATGATGTCGACTGATGCCTTGCAGTTATCAGACGTAATATAGCAGCAGTTGTCAACGAATATATACTTGCCCGTTTTATCAGACACTTTCTTATTCGTTCTGAATGGCTTCAACGTGCCATTAGATAAGTCAACATCAAGTATCTTTGTTGCTGAGGTCTCAGGAAGATTCCGCTCATGTAGACGCGGAACCAATCCAGTGAATCTTGTCAATTTCAATTCAGCCATAATCAACCACCACAGTTACAGTCAGGCGGACACTTGTCAGCTAATTCAACCATGACGCGTTCTGTGATTCTTTCTGTTGGTCTATGGTTGACAGCAGCTGCCAGCCCTGTAGATTTCTCGTGCTTCTTACCACAGCATTTGTCGAGCATCTTACAATCTTCTTTACCACAACATTTACAAGTCATATCTTTCTCCAGTATTTTGATGGGTGTTCTGACTGAGGCCCTGTTCTAAAATCACGAGCTACGTCAATCTTAATTGAACTAATACCCTGGTTGAATTTCTTCTCGTACATTAGAGCCATTGTTTGGTCTGCGAAGTCATACTTCGTCATCATGAGTATACTCGCTAATGCACCGTGCACTAATACGTCGTGGTGGCGGTCGTATAACAGCTTGTCTATCTCGCACGTGTCCTGTGTAGGTGCTGCGTAGTAAACAATCTCTAATGTTCCGCCGTCGACCTTAGGTGGTTCGTCTAACACTATTTTGTCAGGCGGGAAGAATCTGAAGCCGTCACATATACGTAATGGCTCAAAACATTTCTTACGTTTACAACAACCATCACGTAATTCGACAGACTTCACATTGATAATCTGCTCTGAGCCTGGCTCAAGATAATAGTCAGTCACGCCTGTTTGTAGTGTAATCTTGATTGTTCTTTCCAACAGTCGTGATTCACGTGCTACAGTGTACGCAGCTTGTCTGATGTACTCAATCGCGATTGAATCAGGAACCCCTTCTGCTACCAACGTAACGCGTGGTAGAATCTCAGCAATGTCAATAAACTCAACATCTCTCTCGTCATTTCTAAAACAACAAAAGTCCGCTGGTGCGGACTTATTATTGCATTTAGGTCTGATACTTTGGCCACATCCGCAACCCATAATTTCCTACCTTATTTACTAATTTGTTTCTCAACTGCGCTCGCATATCCGAGATTTTCTAAGAACGCTCTGCGTCTTGCCTCAGATATTGCGCGGCTTGTTTGGCTTTCGTGCTCAGTGCCTAATGCACGATATACTACGTAGTCGATGATGCTTGAGTATTTCTGTGATACGTACCAAGGAACATCTGCCTCTAAATCAAAAGGAATTTCGCAAGGTCTAATTGCGCATGTTAGACGTGCCCAAGCATCTACACCTGGTTTTAATGGAGGGTGAACCTCAAACTTGTTTTCGCTGTTAGGTAATAGATTGAACGATTTTGGTTTGTCTGTTGCCGAACCAGTACCACAATTTTTCTTACCGAACGCCGTAGCTGCAGCAGTGTTTGTCTTACGTAACTCTTCAATTGTATTGCCATGCGCGTCTGTTAAAGCATCAACAGACAGAATTTTATCACAACAACACGGCTGCTGTAGTTCGCCCTCAGAGAGTTTCACCACCATTGTTTTCTCAAATAGTGCTGGAACGAGTTGGAATAACTCCTCTAACGATTCATTGATGTAATCCGTTAGAATCTCGTCTTCAAACCGGTCTTTGTCTCGGTCGTTTATGTCGATGCGTATACGAGCGAGGACGTCCTTGAGTTTCATAGTGCTTCACCAATTAGTTGTCTAATTCAATTTCGCCGCCAGTCGCCTGACCACGTTTACCCTTAGTTGCTACTACTGGTTCGCCGTTCTCATCAACTTCATGGATGTAGTCTGACTTAGAGTTTGAGCGTAACAATTTAGCAGTCACTGGGTCCGTCACATCGAACTCAATACCATTGACATGAGACGCAAATACTGATGTTGTCTTTTCCATTTTCATAATCCTTCTAAAAAGGCCCACGGTTAGGTGGGCCGATAATTATTATACGTTGTAACCGTACACTTCGAATACACGTGAGAATAGGTATTCGCCGTGCTCAGTCAAACCTTCAGCTGGAAGTGAAGTGATTTCTAATTCAATCGCATTCACTTTATCAGTGTAGAAACCGCCAACTGTGTTTGCATACACAACGGTTGTACGTTGTAAAGCTTTCTCATCAACAGTCACTGGGTCTGCTAATGTAGCTTCTTCTGGAGCTGCTTGAGCTGCTTTGATGCCACGGCAGACTTCGTCGTACTCAGATTTGTAGACGAAAACTTTCTCAGCATTTTGAGCACCGCTTAATTCAACTGCTGGTTGAATTTTGAAACCAAGACCCGCTACTACTTCGCGGGCATCAACTTGTACAGCTGTCACGCGTGAGTGATTAGGGTTTAAGAAGATACGCAACTTGTCACCAACTTGTAAATCTTCTGGACCTTTACCATAGCGTAAGCTTAAACGGTTCAATAAAGTTTTTAAGTCAACTTTATCACGGTAGTTGTATGCACCGTCAACACGGTTATCCGGTTGAGCTACAAATGGAAGATTTGTATCAGGGTCATGGTCTGCACAGTTACCTGATGGGCAACCGCAGCTAGCACCTAATTGTGCACGCATTGTGTTGGTGTTTTTACCACCTGCATATAAGTTATAAATAGCCATGAGTCACGCTCCTTAGTCTAATACTACTGCAAGAACTGCAACGCTGCGACCAGAAAGAACCGCAGTGTCGAATGTATAGTTACCGATTAAGTAAATATCGTTCAACACAGTGTCCCATTCTAAATAGCGTAAATCAGATGGGCTCGCAATATGCTCTGGGTTAGCAATGATTACATACTCAACTGTACGGCCGTTTGGTAATTTACGACGCGGCATGTATAAGCTTGAGTACACTTCGAAACCGAATACTGGGTGCAAGATGCCTGAGATATTCGGGTTGTTGTCTGGGCAACATAAGTTCGCACCAGTAGCTGCTTGTTCAGAACGTAAGCGTGTGTAGAAACCAGGTGACGCAACAACACGTAATTGTGATGTGCCACACATGATACCAGCTTCCATTAACGCTAATTCAGCGCGCTCTAATGCAGCAGTCGCAGAGATTTTGCCTTGGCCTTTACCAATCAATAATGGATTAGTAACAGAACCTAAGTCGATGTTGTGTGATTGTAAACCAGCTTTGTTACCTTGGTTGAATGACGCAGCTTGTGAAACAATCATACGGAAGCCATAGCCTTCAGATAAGTTACGTAATGCTAAACCTAACATTTTTTCGTAGCCATCTTGAACTTTCTTCCAGTTATCTGCAATTGATAACGCTTCGGCACGGGAGAATTTTTTCTTGATGTCAATATCTTGACAGATAGTGATTTCACCAGAACGGAATGGGTTATCAGGTTCCCATGTTTCACCGTTGAATTGGTTACCAGTGAACTGACCAACTTCAATACCTTCTAAGATTGTGTAGTGCGCAACAGGTGCACGGTCTAAACCTAAGCTTTGGATTGTGTAAGCCGGGTTAGAAATTTTAGCAAGGGTTGAACAGTTAATTGCTTCAGAAATTACGATGTCTGTAACGTGGTCCGGGATATATAGACCTTCAACACCTTGATAATCTGCAGCCTTATTTTTAAATGCATAAGACATGTGTTATACCTCAATTGTTAATTTGATTCTTCGTGTCCAGCTAAGTATTCACGCAAGCCCTTTGTATCACCTCGTACTTTGAAGCGGTTCACAGCAATGTGGAATTCCTCTGACGAGACTTTCTTTTTACCATTGCCTGATGGTCGCGAGTATGTTGGTGCGGTATTACGCGGCGGGACTGTTGGATTTGAAGCAGGCTCTTCTGGAGTCTGGTTCTTAGAAGCCTTATACTCACTGATTAGGTTCACGATGAATCCGATGCGAGATACATCGCGCTTCGCTCCAATATCGTCCATTACAGATAAGGCAGTGTTGCCGAACCAGTCGGTCTTACCGCTCGCGTATTGAATGAAGTCCTCATCAGCTCGTAAGATGTGAGCTTCTGGAATCTGACTACGTACAGAACTTGCCCATTCTTTTTCAAGTGTCTTAGCAGTCATATCCTGGAATCGTTTATCGATTTCAGCGTTGACATCAACTGGTGGGGTGGCCGGTCTTGTCTTAGCCAGAATCTTAGTTAGTAGGTCGGTTGCGTCGTCGCCAAAAGTATCAGAGAGTTGTCTCTTCTCTTCTTCAGATAGAAAGTTCTCTTTCTCTTTTTGTTGATACGCTTCAAGACGTCTACTCGCCTCTTCTAATTGTCGCTGAGCCTGCTGAGCACGTTCCTCTGCTTCTTTAGCTCGGTTCTGCGCAGTCAATGCTTCAACAGCAATACGATTTCGCTCTTCGCGCTCGGCGCGTAGTTCTTCTTGGGTTTTTGTCAAACGACCTTTCCAGGCGGCAGCATCATTAGCTTCCTTGTTTGGGTCAACTTGGGGTTCAAAACCATTTTCATCAGGTTGAGGTACAGTGGCTGGTGGTGTTTGGCCTTGAGGCTCTTCTGCTGCGCGGCGAGCCGCTTCGATGCGGTCGCGTCTGAACTGTGGTACACTTGAATTTGTCATGTTAAATTTTCCTTAGTGGTTTCTATGAATTGCACTAGTATTTGTAGGAACTCTCTTTTCGAGTTACCTGTTTTTTATCTTCAAATATTAGCTTAGCTAACGTTGCGATTGCATTCGCTGTCATTATATCTGCGTTTCTCACAGACTCATCTGACTCGAATCTCTGTTCACCTAGAAGATAGTGATAGTGTGAATAAAGAAATTCTTCGAGCGCTTCTGACACCTGTTTGTCTTTTGACAGAAGCGAACGGAGTCTTTCCAATTCAGGTCTAGCATCGCGAGGATTCGCTATGCGTTCCCATAATGGAGCTTTCGTATTAGCAACGCGTGCATCCACTTTTTGCCGCCTTATGGGTTTTTGCTAATGTATTTGCAGTCATCGCCATGACAGCACGTACACGACTGGTCGAATCTTGGATGCGACCTGTATGAACTTCTTTTGCACGGGCGAATTCTGGACTAGGTCCACCCATTGTTTTTTGACGCATATTAACTCCTAACAAGTTTTACGTTTAACAAAATCATCGTATGCTTCAACAACTGCAGTATCACCTTTCTCTGACTCATACACTAACATGTAATGACCAGCGTCGTCGATAACCGCAGTTGGCGATTGGTCGGTCAAAACTACCTGAACACCACAGCGAACGTACGGTAACTGACCGATAACAACTACGTCACCTGGTGGCTGCGGACCGACACAGCAATCCTCAGATTTTGACCACGAGTCAGACCCAGTGTTTCCGAGTCTGACCATCATAACTTTCACCTTATCACCTGGAGCTATACTCCAGGCGATTAAGCGTTTAGGGGTGTTCAATACGTCAACCACTTGGCTCGTCGTGTTTGCCTGATTTAGCTGGAACACATTACCGTTGAAGTTACTGGCTCGTACACTCTGGGCTTCCTTGGTTTTAGGCTCAGCTTCAATTACTGAACGAACTGTTCTGATTGACATATTGACCACCTTATTTCTGTTTAATCTGACGAACGATTAAACCGATAACACCAAGACCTGTAATGAACCATGGTTTCCATTGCTCAGGTAACAAGTCTGCGATTGGCTGAACTGTTTCGTTCAAGACAGGTGTCACTACAACACCTGCTAAAACCCAGTTAGACCAAGAACGAATTGCATCTTTAAATTTAAAAAACTGCATCAGTTACTCCGTTATTAAGCGTTGTTGAAAATGTCCCAGTTTGTTGAGAAACCGAAACTCGTACGTGTCTGAATGTTCACCTCAGACAAACTACAAATATTTGTTGGTTTGAGAACCTGTTTCTCATTACCAGACACATGCGCGTAACTAGGGTATTTGTTGCTCTGTCCTTGTTCAGTAATCATATCAAATACCCATACTGCAGGTGTTTTGTCAGAAACAAGGAAGTTATGCATATTATCTGTTAAGTTCATCAACTTATTACTGCGCAGACGAACGATACTAGCAGAACCCAAAGGAACTTCAACTTTAGGTAGTCGAACAATACAACCTTCGAATGATAGCTCTTCATGGTAGAAACCGGCTCCTACTACACCACCAGCACGATAGCGCTCATACGAGACATCGATACCGTGGTGAGCGACTTTTAATGTGCCATTTGTGTTGATACCAGAATACACGATACCTAGATTAGCATCATTATAATCAGTGTAGTAAAGTCTAGGGCGGTTTAAGTCAGGCGCGTACATTGGATTATAGATGATACCTTCAACAGCGACGGTATATTCATCTGGGTATTTAGCGTCACCATACCAAGAGAATAAGATTGTTGTCAATGCTTGTGGTAACCAAACTCGTGTAGGTGGGAATTCATGGTCCTCACCGCATTTCAAGAAGATATTATATCCACCGTTGAGTCCTACTTCCGCAATACGGTTCAACGCAGCATGGACTGTTCGAAGAGGTTTATCGCGTGTACCGGTATTAGCATCATTACCTGACACTGATGACACGTATAGATTCGCGTCTTCTGGTCGAGCTTGATAACCAAAGTACAATCCATCATCTAATTTCTTGAGTTGGTTTCCACCTAATTTAGATAACTGAACTGTCAACGCCTGGTCGTTGCCATTACCGACGATACTACGTTGGTCTGCGACAACACCACCGAAGTTCGCCAACTTACCAGTAGCAGATGTACCGTCACTGTAGTAATAAGTTACAGTACCATCGTTCTGATTAGTTTCGATGCGGGTGATATAACGGCCAGTGCCGCCTGCTTTCGCAACTGCGTCATCAATAATCTTACGGATTTGCTCATCCGTTAAACCTTGCTTACGCAATGCTTCGATTGCTTCTGCAAGACCTTTGTCGCCAGTTTGCTGAGCTTCTTTCGCCGCTTGTAAACGAGCTTCAAGTTCCTTAATCTTATTGTAGTTACCTTCAGCTTTCGCTGCAGCCAATGCAACTTCAATGTCTTTAAGGGCGTTGAGTCGACCGTTGAGCTCACGAATACGAGCTTCTAAATCGTTGCCTAAGCGGTCGTACTTGTTCTTAAGAGCTTCTTCAAGTTTCTCAACTTGTGGCTCTAAGTCTTTAACATACACACCTTTCTCATCAGTCTTGATGGCATTATCTTTCTCATCAGACTTTTTAAGACCTAATGGACTCTTCTCATCGATGCCGCCACCCTTGAGTGTCTCATCATGAACAATCTCACGTTTCTCGAGGTTCTCGATACGCGTATCTTGCTCTTGTTGCTCTTTATTGTACTTAGTACAATCTACAAAACCTGCCATAAGGCCTCCTGTTTATTATATATAATGTATTGTATAGAATTAAGCAGACTATGTACATAGCCTGCTTTCAAATTATTTGATAATAATATCAACTAGTGGATTATACACTGAATCAGTCGCTGTTGCTGTACTTGATACAGTAACTGTTGTGATTCGAGTTACACCATCTAAACCATCATCAACGCGAGAGTCGATGTTAATTGCGCCACGCACTGTCGGCAGAGCTACACCATTGATAGTGAACGTTGTAGCTTCGCCTGCTGGAATCTCAATACGTAGTTTCTCGGTTAACTCGATTTCTGCATCATGCAAGTAGTTGTAGTACTCTTGAGATTGCCAGAAGCCAACATCCATTAAATCAGGACCAACTGGTTTATAGGACGTTGTATCTTGTGTGTCCACTAAGTGGATGTTCGTATTACGACGTCCACCGACAGGATTGGCGAGTACATTAAGTTCATCATAAGTGTGGTACTTATTATCATTATTGCCTCGAGCAATAGTTGATAATGGAATCCACTTAACATACTTAGAATTAGCATCTGTCACTAATTTATGCTGTGTGTGTTTCTTAGTGTTGGTTACTGTACGTTTAGATGCAATGACTGACCATACCTGGTACTTACAATCTGCGCCACTAGGTCTACCAACGATTACCGCTTGTTTTGCATCACCAGTAAACGTTAAGTTACCCGACACATTATCGAATGTGTAGTCACTAGTATTTCCGAAATACGTGGCCGGCTGATAGGTATCATTATATTGTCCATTCACCGTAACAAGATGCGCTTCATACGTCTCTGTGCTATCTGTTGATGTCAACTGTTTGATAATACCAGAGACATCACGAGCAGAGTCTGGCTCACTGTTATTTGCGTACACTACTAGACTTGAAATACCCTTTAAGTTGATAGTAATGCCATTCAGTGTTGATGCACTGGTGATGACGTTGTAGTCAGTGATTCCGCCGCTCTCTAACACACTAGTTGCACTTTGGCGTGAACCATATAGACGCTGACCATTATAGGTCGCTTCTACTAATGGGCACTCTTCAGTGTAGGTTCCTTCAGATTCACCAGTTACAACTTTCGCTTTACGTGGAAGAGCAATTGATGCAGTGTTGTTTGATGGTGCAGTGTCACCATCTAATGCAACAGTAGCTGTCGCGAACGTTGGACCGTTGTGGCGTACTTTAAATGTGAAGCTCTCATTTGAGTTTGCCGCCACATTAAGAGTACGTTCTGCTGCCTGGTCGATTTCTCCACCAGTGCCAATGGTCAACGCTACACCTTGAGCTTCTTCTGCCATTGTGTTCGTTACGACAACACGGACAGTGGATTCAGTTGTGTCACCGTTAAGCATAGAACCTACTAACTCAAGTGTAACACCAACGTCTTTGAACACTGGAGCTTTGTACTTGGCTTTGTACACATTACCTTCAGCATCTACAGCGACGATTGTTGAGCCATCAACAAACTGTTTCTCCTCAAGAGATTCCGTGTCAAAACCTTCACCACCAATGATTTCGAGTTTACCTTGTTCGTTATATTTGATAGTAGAACCATCAACATAATCTGTTAGGTCAACATCATATTGTGTTTGAGCTTCATTCACTTTGAAGCCGCGTCCCATGTTTTCAGGGATTACTACGGGTTTCTTAATCATTCAATAACTCCCTATAGATGGTCTAATGGAATAAGAGGTGGATTATAAGTCGACTTATCGACTGTGTCATGCCCGTTGTACTCAACAACTTCGAACGCAGAATCGTCGAACCTAATCTGACTCACTATTCCATCTTTCTGATACACATAATTCATGTCATACAGTTTTGCTGGAACAGTTGCATAAGTTTCGCCAGCCTGTATTGTAGCCTGGTAAGTGTCATTGAATAGCTCAACGTCGTTATTAGTCTTAGCATGAACCACTAAGCGGAGAGTCATAGGTGCATCTGTAGGTTTATCTAACATAAACACAACATTTCTAAAACCACTAAACGGGTTGAAACCATCATAAGTGTTTCCGATGTTAAGACCACTTGTTTCGTTAGAGTTTCTTACACTCACGTTAACTGTCTTCTTAACAGCTGGTTCGTCAGAAGGTTTGTCAGAAGGTTTGTCTTCTTTCTCTTCCTTCTCGCATGTTTCAGCAAAAATGTAACCAACTTCAATCTTGCCGAATGCGTCAGTGAGTAGAACGCCAGGACATTTCTGTGCCTGTACTTTTACTTCTGAGCCGTCTTCTTTAGTGATTACTAAAGCTCCGTCTGTGACTGTTGCGTCTTTAAGTTTTGAACTACCTACGCCGTCTTCACCTTTATCACCTTTCGGTCCTTTTAGTGACTCTAAGAAGTCATTGACAGAACCTGCGTTTCCGTTGTCTAACCAGATTTGGTATGCAGATTTTCCGTCTACACCGTCAACACCGTCTTCGCCTGGTTTACCAGGAACACCAGGAGCTCCTGTTTCGCCTTTAGGACCTGCTTCGCCTTGTGGACCTTGTGGACCTGCTTCGCCTTGTGGACCTGCTTCGCCTTGTGGACCTGCTTCGCCTTGTGGACCTTGTGGACCTTGTGGACCTTGTGGACCTTGTGGACCTGCTTCGCCAGTGTCACCTTTAGGACCTGCTTCACCGGTATCGCCTTTAGGACCTGCTTCGCCAGTATCACCCTTAGGACCTGCTGGACCGGTGTCACCTTTAGGACCTGCTTCACCAGTGTCACCTTTGTCGCCTTTAGCTGCCGCGGCTCCATCTAAGCCCTTAGGACCTTGAGGTCCTGTGTCACCTTTAGGACCTTGTTGGCCGGCTTCGCCAGTGTCACCTTTAGGACCTTGCGGACCGGTGTCACCTTTAAGACCAGGTTGTGCGTCGCCACCTTTACCAATAATCTCCGGGTTAACGTGGACTTTCTTTGTCTCTTTATCAACCGCGAAGTCATCGGACAGATTATGAGCGACCAAGTAATTTAACACAGAACCAACAATAGCTTCAGGCAAACCGGCTTCAGAAATTGGAACTAATTTTTTAGTCATTACTTAACCCTTAATTTTATCACCGAAAATATCGGCATACTTCACATCAGATTCCACAATAACTGTCTTACCAGCTTGAGAACCACCTTTTGCCTCGTTATTTCCGCTACAACCACAGTCACTTTGGTAAGCAACCATTTGAGCTGCTGCGTTTGAATTGTTGATAGCGAAACCAATCACCACAGTTCCTTCCTCTGTGCATGAGCGCACCGGAATGGTATGGCCTGGTCCTGCTTCTGGGTAGATGTAACCAACAACTTCGTCATCACAACCTTTAACTTCAACAGTCGCTGCTGGGTCCTTGTGGTCATAAGGACTAAACATCCAAGCCATCTTCACGAACTGAGGACCACCACACACTGAATCTTCAAGCATTGGAAGAGGTTCTGTTGGGTCGTCGTGACAAGCACAACCGCATGGGTCGATGCCTAACTCAGCAGGACCTGGACAACAACCTTGCTCGATTTCTTCTGCCTCAATCACAACGTCCATTGCTGATACGTTCTTCAATGACGGCTGATAGATACCAGGTCTGTTGATGATAATTGTGTTACGGCATTTTGAAAGTGATGGTTTGCATGTACCAATCATATAGTCACTCGCGCGACCTACTTTCAACTCAGATGGTGGAATAATGCTACAACCCTTTCTCGCAAACGTTTTGCGGTCTGCATCGTATTGAATTTTCAAAAAGGTTACGCAGTCACCGTCGCCTAATCCATACGCTGTAATTTGTACAGGGTCTGTGACGACAATAGCGGAGACTTCAGGCGAACCTTTCTTGGTTAATACCTCGGCCATTATTTACCTCCGGTTGCTAATTTAACAATGGCACTCACTACTTCTTGAATTCCTTCGTAGCTAATACCCTTGCGCGGGACGATTTGAATAGGTTGTCCCCACCATAAAACCTTATAGCCATTTGACTTACCACCTTCTGTGAAGATGACTTCGTCCTTGGCATCAGCAAAGCGAATATGACAAACACCCGTGCTGACATGCGTTACAGTTCCCCAACCATAACGGTCATGCCACAAGCGGTCACCCACATTTACTGAATCTCCGTCGATTCTCATATTGAGCTCCTACTTATTCATTTGTCGCAAGCTGCGACCATCAAGAACACCTTTGTCTGTAACAGCTGTGTTCAACTCAAATTGAGCGGCTGCATTCGGCATGTAGTTATCGACAGGCAACCCCATGCTGTCTAGATAATCTCGGATTGCACCAGAATACAATTCGTCTGGAACAACACCCTGCTCTCTCAACGCCCCAAGCTGAGGAACAACACCAGCTAACGCTTTCGCTTTATCAACTTCTGCTTTGAGACCGAGCAATCCAGTTGCTTGGACCTTAGCATCAGCTTTGATTTCATCGTCACCACTCACCATGTTTCTTGAATAGAGTAACATGATTAGAGGTCTGATAATAAATTCATCTATATTTGATGCACAGTTCTCTAAACCAAGAACCGCGTTGTCGTTAATGAGCGCCAAGCCTCCGAGCGTACGACCGGCTCCTCGTAAACCAGTGTCACCGTTCAAGAACGCAGGAAGACCACACTCATCATCTGCCAGACGAATCTGGTTCTGTAATAAGTTAAACTGCATAAGGAACGTCGGTTGAACCTGGTGCATACGCACAGGGACTACTGAGTGGTCCTTAGGTGAAGAATAATATCTGCTGTATGGTCTGAACGACACATCAGCTACGTGGTCAAACGCGTTTGAGTTCACTTCAAATGAAGGACCTGATGAGTATTCTGAGTTAGCTAACATAGCGTACTGGATTCTGTTCACGACTAACTGTCTGTCGTAAACCATCATACCAACAGAAATACCATAAGGACTTCCCGCCACTCGTTTATAGTTCGCAGAATAATACGTGCGCTCGCCTAATGGGTGGTTCACAATCTGGCAGCGAATGACACGACGGTCAATCACTTCGATGTCTGCGACGAAGTACTTGTTGAAGTCTTTCTCTTTAACGTTGCAGCCATAACTGCAGAGTTCCATACCAGAAACTAATGTCTGACATTTTAATACTGTGAATAAGTTCTCATCAGTTTCTACTGAGCTTCCTGATTCATCAACAACTCCTGCCCAGTTTCCGATACAGTTATCGATGACATCTAAAATCGCATCATCTATGTAGCCAAGCTTTTTGTTGCCGACGAAGTCTAACATTTCATCTCGGCTGCGCTGCATGAGTTCAATAATGAATTCACCGTCTTGCGCAGATGTTGCGTCAGGTGCGAAGTAGATATTTTGTGGACTCACTCGTCTGAATGTTGGTTTCGCAATTCGTTCTCTCACATATTTATTACCAGCCCACTTCGTATTCTCTACTACCTCGTTATCGTAAGCGATAACCGCGTAAGGATATAACGCAAGGTCATATAATAAATCTGTCATTGCCTTCGAGTATGAGGCTTCAACCAACTGGTCCGTAATTTTCTTTTTCATTTTGCCAGTCGCTGTTGTCGCCAACTTCATCTCTTCATTGCGCTGAAGCTCTTTAGACTCCTTCGCAATCTTCGTGACATAGTTCGCAATCACTGGATTGATGAAACCATTCTGAATAATGGCTTGCTGAGGAATTCCTGCTTCCTGTAGCTTCAATGCGAGATTCATCTTCACAATTTCGAAAGCCTTATCAGACAGTTTCTTCGAGAGCTCAACAATGGGAGTCGGCTCGATATTGAAAGGAACTTTGTCACCGTTACCTACGAATTTCGAACGTAAGTATGATGCTGTCATGTTCGATTTAATTTGCACGAGACCGAAATAAGATGACATACCAGGTCGTGCTTCTAATTCTTCTCTCTCGTGTATCTTATGATACGCCTGATATAAAAGAGAAAACCAGAGCTCCACAGATTTCCCCATTACCATTGCCTGGGTTCTGTATGCTCTGGCTCTATTGAACTGGTCTACAACTAAAGTAGCGAGACCATCGTAGATGTTATCGAGTTCTTCTTCAGGAAGAGTGACATTAGACTCGGACATTTATTACGCTCCCACTATTTAATCTCGATTTTGTTACTGATTGGCCGGTCATTGCTCCTCGGCCTCTTATGTTCTGTAAGTAGAACGTCATTGCGATGGCGTCTGCAATATCAGGAGAACGTTTCATTCCAGACTTGCTCTGCAACTTGAACCTGTCACGACTATCATACTGATAGCTCAACATCATCAAGTCACCTTGGACCACGTCTGAGTCTGGTATCGACACTTCGTCTTGTAACCACTCAGCCATGCGCCACCACATTTCAGCCCTCTTATTATAGAACGCTTCTGGCTTATCAGCTTGTGCAGAAGCAACTGCTTCATGACACACAGAACCATAACCCATTTGAACTAGGCGGTCATAGACACCAGCTCCGAGACCCACAACGTCGACCATAAATGCATCGAGGCCATACAAATCAATCAACTCTGCGCAGCGCTGGGCTATGACCATTGTATCGTCAATTTTCGTACGAACAATCTTGAGGACCTTGCGGCCTTGACGAATCACGATTGCTGTGTGGTCTTTACCCTTACGAGCCGGGTCACAAGCCCCTATAATTGGTCCCACTGCCTCAACGTCATCACGCTGACGAGCTGCAAGAACATCTTTCGCCTCGATGAAACTCTCGTTCGCTGATTGGAAAGCTTCTAATGGAGATGCTGGGTACTGCTCTCGAAATAACGCAAGACGTCGCGCCTCGCTTCCTTTGAACGACTTAATCTTCGACTGCCGCCACGCGAGCTGCTCATCTGTCAAACCGTAGAGCTCTTGGTACTCGCGTTCTTCTTGTGTGAACTCTTTTCCTGTAGGGTCTACCACGTACTCTTTCATCATGAACCATGGATAGAAAACAGGCTCATACTCATTCTCACCACGGACTGCTGCCTCCCATGTCTCATGGAAATAGTCACCAAATCCGTTCGCGGTACTCTCAAGGAATATCATCGTTCCCTTACCATTAGGGATTGCTTGGAGAACACCGGCAATCATATCCTCTTGGTTTCTAGAGCGCGACACCTCAGACCAATGCAGAATCTGTACAGTAGAACCGTGACCTGCGTTTCTAGAACCTGACGTTGCAGTTCTAAACGCTGAGTCAATCCCACTGAAGTTCATCAAGCTCGTGCTGTCTCGCGTCGCCTTCGGTTTGAAGGCTTCCCAGCAGTTGTCGTGGTAACGCTTAGTAATCTCAAAGAGCTCTTGAGTCTGTTGGTCTAAGTGGGTGAGAACGAGTGTCTTCACACCTTTATTGCGGGTGGTGTACCAGTAGGCAAGTGCTTCAATCAAAGTACTAATCCCCATCTGACGTGCTTTCAAGATAATGAACCGAGCTTTGCCGGTCTCGGCCATCTGTCTCTCATAACGTCTGACGAAGTCTTGTTGTGCTTCATTTAGCACAAAAGGTTGAATGCCATCAACCTTAGTACGAATCTTTAAACAATCACTTGCGAAGCGTTGGAAGTCATGTTGGTAAACTCGACGAAGCTCCGCTACCTGTTGGGCAACTTCATTCTTGGTCATCTTGTTTCTTACCTGACTTCACGCCTTTCAGAAATTCTTCGAAGTCATCAACACCTTTCAACGCCGTATTATCTGTGCTTGCACCAAGTGCGAGGCGAGATACTGCTTGGATGTTCTTAAGCGCTACTGCGCATGACTGAATTTCTACTGGCTTGGTTACTGATGGTAGGACCTCACGAATCTTCTTACCAATTAGCATCGAGATTTCAAGATGCATTTGGTTGTGCTCTTGCAATGCATCTTCCATTTCCTCATGGAATCTGTCTGCAACAGCTTCAATTCGTTGGTTGTGGAATTCGACGCGCTGGTCGTCCCAACGCTCGCGGAGACGAATCACATCAATTGCAGCAGCTCCTGATGCAATGTACTTCGTTTTGAAGTCTTGCCACGAAATCGTAGATGTGACGTACAAAGTGCGTAGACGCTTAACGTCTATTTCGAGGTCAGGTCTGTCTTGTAGTTGGAATGATTCATCACGCATTCTACCTGCTAAGTCCTCAGGTGTTTCGTCAGGCACGGTGCCGGCCGATACTTCCTCAACCACCTGAGGGTCTGTTCCATAGGTATCAATTTGGTGTTGCATCTGAATACCACGCATAGCTTTGGCGCGTATGTCGCGATTGCGTGCAGCCTTGGTGCCGGCCAAGTCCTTCGAATTTTCGACTGCGCGTCCTAAGTGTGATAATTTTTCAGATGTCTTCGCCATAATGTTAACCTAATGAATACCCGATGATGATACCTAATGCAAGGCCTACCCATACACGAAACCCTAAGCAGCATGGACAGTCAGTGCCATACGCGACCAACTGGCTCATGTAACGCACGGGTTTTAAAAACCATGGAAGGTCTTCCCAAATTTGTTTACATGCTTTCATTTGTGAATCCTGATGGACTTAGCCAGATGAACACCACATGACGCGGTGAACATCCTGGCTTAAGTTGGCTCTGGGCGAGGACTTTCACGTTCGTGTACTAGCTGTTCAGTATCAAAACCTACTCGTCTTCCACCTACTTGTGATTGATGACATGGCCCAGAATTCGGTTGAGAACCAGGTTTTCCTAGTTCTCGAATCTTGTGACGCTCAGCATGCCTGGTACTTGGCGACCTAGACAGGCTGACAACTGGAGTGACGCTTCATCCGGCAACTGAGCATCTTGTGGGTATTATACTAAGTTTTTTGAAAAGTAAACACTATAATAATTTTTGTTGATATTATTGTAGTTGCCTTGTTGCCTTGTTGCCTTGTTGCCTTGTTTGCCTAGTTTCCTTGTTTGGTTAGTTGCCTTGTTTCCTTGCCTCGTGGCGGCGTTGCGGGAGTAGAATAAATATCTAAAATTAGGCAGAATCTTTTAGTTTCTCAATTTTGCTGTTTGAAGATTATGCAAGTGGTAATCTAACCTGTTGTTTCTAAACGGGTTTTTGCCTATTAGTTTCATAGTTTCATTCTATTCCTTAAATAGGAGGATTAGGATTAGGTAGTAATAATATATATAGAGTAACTGTAATAGAAAGCATAGAGAAATCTAAAAGAATAAGGAGATTCATCTTCTGATTTTTTTTATATAAGTCGTTGATTTAAAAAGAGTTTCATTTTTAATTGGTTGATTTTTGTACAAGTTACTCCGAATTTCAATGCTACACCTTTTGATTTTCTAATTAAAAAACAGAAAAAATGATTTTACAAGTTAGTTGATTTAATATATTATTGCTACCGAATTCATGAAACTGGTTTAATAAAGAGGACACTACTACTCTAAATTAAATCTTAATTTTACTCGGCACTATGGAGAACCAAAAAATGTCAAAAAAGGTAGAAACAATTTCTAAAGAAACTGTAACCAAAGGATTGTCAGACGCAATTATGGCAGCGTCGGCAACATTCTCACGCGCACATCGAGCTGCAATGTATTATGCATTTGTACCATTTTCTGAAAGTCTAGACTTAGACTTAGACCTGGAATTTCTATTAGAAGACCGTCGCGTTGGGTCACTCGCAGCAGGACGCCCCAATGACACTTATATAGCTTATTGGCCAGTGCATCAGAAAATTTTTAAAGGCTCACTAAGTGAAATATCTAACGAAATTGGTTGCAGCGTACAGGTTCTTTATAAACATAGAAATAAGGCATACTCTGATGGTCAAGATGCATTCCTTAAACGTAATGGTCAGACTAGTGAGTTTGTTGAAATTAGACAGGTCACAGAAGAGAACACCGAAGACATGATTATGTCTTTATATAATAAGAAGAGACAAGAACTTATTGCACGCGCAAATCGTAAATTCAATGAAGATGGCTCATACTAATTAGAGGTTTATTATGACAACAGAGAAAAAGGTGAAAGTTAGAACTGCTTCACCACCAGCTGACCCTGTTGAATTGTTCAAGGCAAAATTAGCTGAGTCAGGTCTTGACGAAGACGATGCTGAGAGTCTGGGATTAGAACTTGTTTCTGCAGAGGAGACAGCAGCGTTCGGGAAAAATTTTATTCCGTGTGCATCTATGAAATTTCCCTATATGGATAAACTCGGACTTGAAACATCCGACATTGCAAATGGGGAGCCGTACTTCCGCGTGCGCTATTTAGGTGACTACGAAAGAATCTACCGCCAGGTCAGAGGTGAGAACGGAAATAATAAGCCACCGAAATATATGCAGAAGTCTCAAACACTTCCTATGGCGTACTTCCCGCATATTGGTGATGTAGACTGGTTAGCAATTTCTGAAGATGTGACTGAGCCTATTATTATTACTGAAGGGGAACTGAAAGCTGCTAAGGCTACTAAAGAGGGATTTCCTACTATCGGTCTTGGTGGAGTATCATCATGGCGTTCAGTGAAACACGGGATTGAGATGCTTGATGGCTTGAAAGAAATCAACTGGCAGAGACGGCATACTTACATAGTGTTCGATTCTGACTATAAGACGAATCCTGCAGTTTGCGCAGAACTACATAAGTTAGCTGAATATCTAGATTATCTCGGGGCATTCGTTTATATCGTTACTCTTCCTCTTGCTATAACAGGGCATGAAGGAAAGGTAGGTCTTGATGACTTCTTAGTTAAAGAACAGGGCGCAAATGCCAAATTCATGCAGCTATTAAAAACAGCTGAACCATTGGGATTCGCACGCGCGCTATTTGAATTCGGCAATAAATATGCATATATTGATGACCCAGGAATTGTAGTTGATGTAAAGACTGGACGAAAAATTTCTGTTGATGTATTTAAAGGACATCTCGCTGCACCGTCACAGTATATGAAAGGGGTGTTAGCAAAAGATGGCAGCATAAAATATCAACCAGTTAAGGCAGCAGCAGAATGGATTAGTTGGCCACTCAGACGGGGTGCTGACCAAATGATTTACTCTCCTGGCAATGATAGATTCTTCGACAGAAAATTCAACACATGGACAGGTTGGGGAGTTGAACCAGCCGAAGGAGATATTTCTCCGTTCATCGAATTACTCGACCATCTATTCACGGACGCAGAAGAGGGTGCTCGCAAATGGTTTGAACAATGGTTAGCTTATCCATTACAGAATCCAGGTGTTAAGATGTTTAGCTCAGCAGTAATTCACGGTGTTTTCCACGGGACTGGTAAATCACTATTGGGTTACACGATGGGAGAAATCTACGGTAAGAACTTCACTGAGATTGCTGGACAGGACTTACACGCGTCATTCAATGATTGGGCTGAAGGTAAACAGTTTATCATGGGTGATGATGTGACAGGTTCTGATAAACGCGCAGACGCAGACTTCTTGAAGAAACTTATTACTCAGAAAGAGTTACGCGTGAACGTTAAATATCTCCCAGCATATACGGTCAAAGATTGTATAAACTATTTCTTCACTGCGAACCATCCTGACTCATTCTTCTTAGAGGATAACGATAGACGGTTCTTCATTCATGAGGTAGTTGTAGGTCCATTGGGGAATGAATTTTATCAGCGATATGATGCGTGGTTAAAAGAAGGTGGGGCGAGATTCGTGTTCAACTACTTATTGAATTTGGATGTGTCTGACTTCAAACCATTCGCTCCAGCGTTCATGACTCAAGCTAAACAACGAATGATTGAGAACGTGAGAAGTGATTTAGGTTCATGGGTTCGTCAGTTGAAGACAAACGCGGACTTCATAATGGACAACTCACTCGTGAAATTCCCTGGAAAAGATTTGTTGACAACGCAACAGATTCTTGTTATGTATGACCCAGACAGACAGGGTCGCGTTACAGCGAATGGAATGGGCCGTGAATTATCGAAAGCCGGATTCAGACAAGTCTATGACGGCAGACAGATTAAATTAGCCGATGGCTCGTATAATCGTTATTATATCGTCCGCAACCTTGATAAATGGATTCATGCTGGACTGCCAGAAATTAAGGACCACTTAGAAGGTGGAAATAAAAAGGAGGAGAAAAAAAATTCCAAAAAGTATTAAATAATTGTTTACTATAGGAACAGCTGTGATAAAATATAACTGTTCCGTAACTTGGAACACTTTGTTTTTCATAATTTATTAACCGAAAACTCTGTGCGGACGGGGTTGAGACGCAGTGACCGACCCCATTTTTTAAACAAATTAAATCGAGGTGACATTATGTCTATTTTAAAAGACCCTAAAGTAGTTGAGAAAATCGAAGCTGAACGCGCGAAAGCTGAAGTTAAAGGCCGCAAAGAAGCTGAGAAAGAATTCAAAGCTAAAAGCAAACAAGTAACTGAAGCAATCAAAGGTACAGCTGCAGGTGTTAAAGCCGCAATCACTGACAAAGCGTTAGCGAAAGAAGTTGCTGAACTTTTCAAAAAATTACTGGCTGATGTTAAAAGCATCTAATTAAAAATCCAGTATTGACGTGTAGAGACCCAGTCACAAGTTGATTGGGTTTTCTTTTTCCTCGCAAAAGTAAACTCTTCACTGGTGAAATCCTAAAAAATTATACCTGCCCTAAAATTCACTTTTTCTGTTTCCAAAAGAATTCGCGTGGTCACCAGCAATCTCTTCAAGGCGATTTCGAATTTCCCATAACCGACAACCAAAATGCTAAATATGAAAACCGCCTGGCGCAAAGAATCCCGGTGGTCATACCAACCCTCCCACGCCCGCCCAGCCGCCACGTACACACCCGCCTGGCCGTACACACCCACGCACTACGCACCTGCCCGCCACGTACCCAGGCGCGACGCCCATGGGAGTACACGCCCGTGCATTACGCGTCCAGGTGCCCATGTGGCCAGGCGCCCACGTTCTTTATTCGCGTGAGAAAAACAAAAAAATTTTTAAAAAACTATTTACAAAATATTCTTAAATTGATACTATTCTCAACGTCAAAACAAAAACGACAAAACAAAAATAAATTTTAAAAATATATTTACAAAATTTTTAAAATATGTTTTAATAAAACCAACTTGAACACATGGAGATTAAAAATGAAAAATCAAGTTTTCAAATATACTTTAAAATTAAACGACGAACTTGTTGGGTACTTTGTGAGCATCGACTCTGTAAGTGCGTATATTAAATGCGTTGAAGAAGAAGTCGATTTTGGCAATGTTGATGGCAGTGATATTGAGCGCTGGGAAATTGAGCGCTGGGAGGCCGAGTTGCCAAGCGGTGAGTGGTATGAATTTGGTTTAGTTAATAACGTGGTACTTGGCGCCGTGCCTCAAAGCGAGCATTGTAGCATCGACCTTGGCTTCATCCTTGCTGGGCGCCAAGAGGGTAAGGACTTTGATTCTGAGAATGTACTACTGTAATAGTACAATGAAGCCAAGTCGCCCAGCGCCAGGCACTACCCGAAAAATCTCTAATAAAATCAAGCGCCTAGCCCGCCTAGTGCCAGGCGCCATGCAAAAAGTGCAAAATTTTACATTAACCCCACAGGAGGGAATATGACAGTGCTATCGGAGTTAATTTCCGTATGGAATGAATTCACAACAGAAAATTCCTACCCAGAAATTATATACGCAAACGACTCATTCGAGGAGGTTGTCAAGCAGATTTACGGTGACAATTTGACCGCGCAAAAGGCAGTTGAATTAGTCAGAATTTATGAGAGTGGCACCTATGTAGGAGGTCACCGTTGGTGGTGGATTGGAGCAGACGGCAATCTAAATGGATGCTTTAATGCTCGCATGTTGCCGATTGATTTTGGCGAACTCAATAAATGGTGTATCGAAAACGGTATGGACATGCCGTGGACAGAAGATGTGGAATTAGAATAATAGTGCCTGGCGCATTTGGCGGCGGGTGGAATGTAAACAATGTGAACAATGAGGAACTTAAAATGGAAATTGTAACTTTAGAATATGTCATCAAATATGGTGAAAAGAAAGAATGTGTTGTATTATACTTTAGAGACAAAGAGTCAGCCGAGGAGTACAAGGACAACCTTGAGGGTGACCCAAACATCACGTTTGAGGACGACGCAATTGGGTATCAGTACTATAATGCAGGTGAATGGTATAGTGAAATCAATGATATGATTGTTGACCAGGCATGGGGAAGATTGAATCCTCCCGTCGCGCCTGGCACCGAGCGCGTGGTGGAACGTGTAGTCGAGCGAGACCCTGAGTTCTTTAAGGTGAAATACGTCAATCATAATAACATGAACGTCTGTAAGTTATTGCGTTCTGAAGACGAAATGAAAGACTATATAGTCAAGGCGCTTAATGTCGCGGTGAGTCTTGTGACTGTTGTCAAGATGAGCCTAGACCAATTGGTGGAGGAGTACGAGAATGCGTAAGGTGAAAATGGAACATCGTCCAGGATATACAATCGAGCTATACGTGTCGCATCTAGGCAACGAGGCCGAGATATACGCGAATGGTTGCCTGGCGAATACGGTCACTGGCGAAAACGTACTGGAGCGGGCGATGCGCCAGTATGACAGAACGGTTGACTATCTGGATGCCTTGATGGAATTGCCTGAGTATAAGAAAGGATTGAAGAAGATTTAAGTTAACAAAGAGGCTAGGTGCCTGGCCTCTTGATTAAGTTAAATCAGACAGGAGAACAACTATGAAAAGCAAAACAATTTCGTATGGTAAAGCATACAAATTCGTAGACCACGCGTCAGAGCATAACCCGTTCGCAGACCTTGAGGGCACAGTGCTCTCGAAAGAGACACTCGAGATGTATTTCGGAGAGCCTAACCACTTTGGGTTTGGAGTCGAAGGGAGTATCATCAGACGCCTTGGATGGGCAATCCCGATTGTTGGCTTAACGACGTACGTCGTGAAGTTGGTGCACCAGGGTTGGCATGAGTATGTGTCGCCGAATAAAACAATGCTACGCCGTAAGTTAGGTGCTCATAATGTTATCAAGATTGTGGAGGTACAATAATGAACAGTTTACAAATGGTATTCTTTAAAGTGATGGTCGGAGACGTGATGTCTGCAGTGTTCGCAGATGAGAAGCAAGCGCTAGACCACGCGAAGAAGGTGAAGGGCGAAGTGCAACGCGCTCAGTCAATTAAGATTGCGAAAATTTTTAACCTGTGGTCATAAATACCTATTTACAAACAATGCAAAATGATGTAAGATGATTACATCTTGACAACAACTGGAGAAAAAAGATGATTACATATATTTATTTTAACCATTTGGATGGCGATGAGGACGTATTACTCGCTGCGAATGAAGAACAAAAAGAAGAGTGTATCGCAATGCTGAACACAATGGGGTTAGAGATTACGCACATTTGTGAAGACGAGCCAGATATGGTTGCGTTCTGTGCGGAATCAAATGGCAATGTTATGAGTCGTTATTAGGAAGGATTATCAAAATGAGTAAGAAATTAGACGTAATTGCAGTAGTTCGTAAGTCAGCAGAAGGTCATCGCGTGATGTGTACGTTCGACAACTATAAAGATGCCGGTGATTGGATTGAAAAGCAATATAGAATTGCTGACTACTACGCGGTTCCTTGCAAAATGCGAATCGTGACAGATGGACCTGCGCCAGTGAAAGATGTTCAGTTCATGACAGTGATGTACGATGACCACTTCGGAAAAGGAACATTAGCGATGCGCTGTACGATTGATGAAATGCAACCGACCACTCTGTTATGGATGAAGTGGTGCGTGAAGACTGTTCATGTTCCTGTTGTGTACGAATTTGAGGAGAAGAACGTATGACAATATATTGCTTGCGAGTAGGTGCCAAGGTCCGCCTACGCAATGGAATGGTGGCGACAATAAAGGCAGTTGATGTTGTATCAGACCAGTTGTTTCCGATAGAAGGAACTGCAACCACACCAGATGGTTTCGTGCGTACAATGAATTGGACTAACACCGGTCATTATTACGTCGACGGCATTGAGGACGGTAGGGATATCGAGGAGGTGGTGAGTGGTTAGTGTGTTGTACTCATTCGTTCTCACGGCGTTCATGATTCTCTTGGTGCCTGTGAGAATACCCATCGCGCTTTACTATATGGCAGTCAAACTTATTGAGGAGAACAGAGATGTACGGATTCGGTGACCCAGAAACTTGGGGAGGTCGTTCATACGAGCAAAGTCGTTATGAGATTGCGTATGAGAAAACGGACGAAGAACAATGTGCCAAGCTCAAAGAGGCATTGAAAGACTTCCCAGATGAATTCATTGACTTGATTATTGAGTCGTCTGAGTGGCACGACCACATTGAAGGGCTCGTCACAGAGCGGGAATAAATGTATAGAAATCAAGCACTTATAAACTTGATGCGGGACCTGTGTCAAGACTGTTTGAACAGAGCACACAGGCTCAAGACAGATGAGGCACGCGCCTTCATGAAAAGAGTGGTGGCAGAGATGAGGGTCCTGTCACAACTCAAGGTTGAGAAGACCGCCCGCATCGAGCGGATAACACACAATGAACGTGACTTCAGGCAACGGTATATCAAGGTTCTTTTAGATACGCTTGACTATTATCAGGGCATGTATCGTGCGAATTTCCAAAGACCAAGGCCCGAAGCTAAAAGAGTGTACAGACAATTCTGGCACATGAGAAATAAGATAATGACTTATGATAAATATAAGTCTGAAAATTTATAAATACCTATTTACAATCTGAGTTATTAGTTGTACAATGCGCTCAGATTAAACAACGTGAGGACATCATTATGGCTAATACAAAACAATTCAAAACACGTGATTCTGCTACAGCGTTCATGCGTAAACACGGAGTCACTAAAGAATACTACAACAACTTCCTAACGACAGACACAGTCGGCGGTAAGCCTATCTTTGTGGTTGACGTTGACGATATGGAAACGTTCATCGACCTTAAGAAAATGGACGACCAACAAGGAACCAACTGTGCTGACGGCAATTACAGTAAGGAAGATAAGGACGGAAACATCACACAAGGTGAGTATTATAACGAGGATGGAACATTAAAACAAGATGAGAAACCTACGAAGAAAACAGAACAAGTCAAAGAACAACCGGAGAAGACTTCTGACTTGGGTAAAACTGAACTTGGAAAACGCTTGCGCGAGCGAGTCGAAGCAGGCAAGAAACCAACAGTCTTAAAAGAGAGACGTAAGAGAATCAAACCAACTAAAGCAGAAAAAGAGGTTAACGCTGGGTTTGCCACCGCGAATGCGCGTCGAAAAACACTTGCAGTTGCGAATGCACCAGCAACTGTCGGGATTCTTAAGCAATATCCTGATGCACCGACTAAGTCAATCCGTTCAGCGTGTATGTACTTCATTCTTGAAGGATTAGATAATCAAACAGTATTCGGTGCGATTAAAGAAATTTTTGGTGAGGAAGCATGTAAGAATAAGCAAGGCTATCCTCAGTATTATCGAAACGAGCTCATCAAAGCTCAGCAGTTAAATGAAAAAGGCAAAGTCAAAAAATAGGAGAACGACCATGGCTAAAGTTTATCGTGTAACCGTGCAACCACAAGGTGAAGTATTACGATTCAAAATCGCTCGCACGCAGGCGGAGTCAAAAGAATTCCGTAACGAGTTGGTGGCAGACTTCTCGTGCAAGAAATCAGACATTACGATTGAGGAGCTCGAACTTCCAATCACTAAAAATGAGTTGGTGTCTGAGATTAACTCGATGCTTACAGAAACGTACGAAGCCGCCGTGCGCAACGTGTCAGGTGAATAGTATGAAGGTTCTACTATCAGCAATCACAGAGTCAATGTTATTGACCGAGCGCGAGGCACGTAAGAACATTAAGAAGAATTTCGAAGATGTTCCTCGTGCTGAGTGGAAAGGGATTATTGAAGACGTATATGGTCTTCAGTATGACCGCACAATCGAACGGGAAATCCTTGAGGTTATGGAGGAAGATTTAGATGGCAATGAACTTGAGTGATGCACTCAAACTGCTAGGCATCTATAGTGATTACTATAACAACAAGCCGTCATACAGTGAATTGAAGCGTATGAGACGCGATGACTTAATTAAACACCACCCAGACCGTGGTGGTGATACAGATAAGTTCACCGAAGTGTCGATGGCTTGGGATAGAGTCATGCAGTATGAGGCTGACAAAGAGATAGCAAGGCTAAATCAGTGCCAAGACTGTGAAGGAACTGGTTGGGTTGAAGTTAAATCAGCATTCGGTATACAGAAAGCCAAGTGCAAGAAATGTAAGGGGGCAGGAAGAAATGACGGAGCATCCGGTAGAAGACGCAGTAGAGCACTATAAACCAGAAGGAACTCTGCACCTTATGGCGGGAATAGTTAATTCATCACCGTCGCGTAATGTGCCATCGTACTTTATCGTGGGTTTCCCTTTACTAGATGATGGCAAGATTAACTACGTTGCAATGGCTGCCAAGTCTGGTAACAAGACAATGATAGTAATGGTTCCAACAACTGGTGCTGCTATTCCTACCGAGTATGACCCAAGCGAGTTCATGGGGATGTACAGAGAACAACACTTAAACTGGAAACCACAATGGGCCAAGCACATAGCTGAAATCACTGAGGGTTGTATATATAATGTGTTTGGTGAGGACCTTATGCTTGATAGCATTCAAATGGTTCCGTCTCTAACAGACGGAAAGGTTTATTGCAGATTAGACTTTACACGAGGTATTATCGATGTCTAGACTTACAAGAGCAATCAAAGAAGAGATTGCAAAAGAAATATTAAAGAGCTTCAAGTTGAAGACTCCGGAAGAATTCGTGAAGGAAATAGAAGCCATCGCGATGAGCATGATGACTCAAGAAGAACGCGATATTCTCGAGAAGCTTCGCGAGTACAAGAGCGTATTTGGTTTTACCTTTCATGAGCTTAACCTGTATAATATGTCTCGTTACTTGTCAGGATATAGAATCGTCGTTCCAATCCGCATGTGTAAGCATGATTCTGAGTTTCATGCTGCTACCAGTGAGGTATGCGACGCTGCATTGGAGACTTACAAGGATAAGCAGAAGCTTATTGATATGGTTAACGCATGCGCAACCATTAAGAGTCTACGCCGCAATCTGCCTCAGTTCAGTGAACAGATTGACCGTGTGCTCAGTCGCATGACAGCAGATGTACCAGCGACAACGTTTGATACAACGTTCCTTGATAAGTATAAGAAGGTGGAATAATGAACGTTGAGCAAACTCTTATCAAAGAAAGAGATTTATTCAGTGCAACACTTAATGCGTTGGAAAACAAAATCGTGCAAGCATTGGTTAATCTATACGCCAGTATAATCCGCAGTACTGAAGACGAGATTGTTCTCACTGAATTAGAGCGCGAGCCGCGCGATATCAACGACTCTGCTATCTCTCGATACAATATTGCTGTACAATTCGTTGGTAAAGATGGAAGCAAGTACTTTAAAAAGGCGCGACTCTCTGTTAGGTTCAGCAAAGGCGACCCAGGAATTATATTCGAGAAGGAGATATTCAAATGATACGATTCAAGCCGATGTTAGCAGGCAAGGCAGACCTTGATAACATCCGATTCCCTGTGATGGCGTCGCCTAAGCTTGACGGTGTACGCGTGATTGTATATGATGGTATAGTGTACTCACGCAACTTCAAACGTATTCCTAATGACTACGTGCAAGCACTGTTTGGTCGTAAGGAATGCCATGGATTTGACGGTGAGCTAATCGTAGGAGACGTAACATCAGACACTGTGTTCCAGGCAACAACATCTGGTGTGATGACAGGTGCTGGTAAGCCTGACGTCACATTGCATGTGTTCGATTATACAGGCAGCATCCACCACTTCTCGTCGCGCCACAGCGAGCTTAAGAAACGAGCGCACAAACTGAAGCACGTTAAGGTGGTTCCGCATGTGTGGATTGAAAATCTCGAAGAGCTGACCACGTATGAAGAAGAGTGCGTAGCACAAGGCTACGAGGGAATTATGATTCGAGACCCGAACGGCAAATACAAGCATGGGCGCAGCACAACTAAAGAAGGTGGACTCCTTAAAATCAAACGCTTCGAAGACGACGAAGCAGTCGTGATTGGATGCGAAGAGCTGATGACTAATCTCAATGAACAAGAGCTCGATAACCTTGGCCACAAGGTACGTAGTTCCAAGAAAGAAGGAATGGTTCCGGCAGGCAAGCTTGGTGCATTGATTGTTAAGCATAAGACATTCGGTGAATTCAAGATTGGTTCTGGTTTCACTGAAGACGCCCGCATCAAGTTGTGGCGTGAGCGCGACGAGCTTAAAGGTCGACTGGCGAAGTTCAAGTATCAACCGTCAGGTGTTAAAGATAAACCTAGATTCCCTGTGTTTCTAGGTTTTCGAAACAAAATTGATAAATAGGTATTTACAAGATGGTTGAGTCGTGATATTATGTAACCATCTTAAACAACACGAGGACAAAAAGATGGCGGTAGCTAAAAAGAAAGCTGAATTCAAAATTCCAAAAACATTAGCAGCATGCGCTGACAAATTATTCGAGACGCGCGAGAAACGTCTTGAGTTACAGCGTCAGGCTAAAGAGTTGGAGGAACAAGAATCTAAACTTAAACAACATCTCATTGAGACGTTGCCTGACCAAGACGCGTCAGGTGTGGCTGGCAAGTTGTGCCGCATCTCGCTTGTAAATAAAGAAGTTCCTTATGCGAAGGATTGGTCTGAAATTTACAAGCACATCAAAGCAACAGGGCACTTCGATTTAATCGGACGTCGACTCAACCCATCAGCTGTCGCTGAGCGTTGGGAAAACGGAGAAGAAATTCCTGGTGTCGAAACTTATACGACGACAAGCGTATCAATTAACAAACTATAGTGGGTGATTATTATGGCTTCTAAAAAAGCAAAGAGCACAGCAGTAGCTAATTACGATGAACAACTTGCAGCAATGATGCAGCAAGAAGTGGAGACAGAAAAGTCTGTCAGCACTGGTGGGAAGTTCATCTCAACAAAAGGTGGTCAGTTATCGTATGATGGTAACGCGATGGCCAACAATGAAATGTATGTAGTCATTCTTGACCACATCTTTGAGAACGCATATTATGAAGGTCGCTTCGACCCTGAAAACCCTCAGCCACCAACATGCTTCGCGTTCGGTCGCAATGAAAAGGATATGATTCCGCATGTGAACGTAACCGAAGCAGACCAAGCACAATGTGATAACTGCGCAGACTGCCCGTTAAACCAATGGGGTTCTGAAGGTAAGGGTAAAGCGTGTAAGAACGTTCGCCGCCTTGCATTGATTCCTGCTGGTCACGTAGACCGTAAGACTGACGAGCTCGAGTTATATGATGAGAACCACTTCTTAACGTCTGAAGTTGCTTACTTGAAACTTCCTGTGACGTCAACAAAAGGTTTCTCAACATACGTGAAACAAGTGGCGCAAGCATATAATAAACCGACCCTTGGTGTTATCACTCGCATCTTTACTACGCCTGATGCTAAGACTCAGTACAAAGTAAACTTCGAAGCGATTGATGAAGTTCCACAAGAATTACTCGGTGCGTTGATGCAACGTCGCTCAGCGGTAGTAGAAGAAATCGACTTCCCGTACTCATTAGAACGCGAAGAACGCCAGGCTCCACAGCCCAAAGCTCGTGGCCGCCAAGCGCCAGGTGCTGCGAAACGCGGCAAATACTAGGAGGTTAACATGGGTGATACAGAAATTCTAAAAAGTTGGGATAATCTGAACACCTACCTTCGAGACGCTTCGGTCTCGGATTGCGAGAGACTTCTCAAGTCCGAGGCCAATGGCAAAAACCGTTTATCGTTCCTTCGCCGCGTTCACTCGCGGCTTAATAAGGTTCGTGCTGACAATGAGCGAGAAAAGCTAGAAGCAGGAGGTTGGAATGGCGAGAGTGAAGGTTCCTAAACCAGTAACAATCGACTTCGAGACGCATAAGATTATGCCTCGACCGCTCTATCCACCAATGCCGGTTGGTGTATCAATAAAATATCCCGGCAAGAAGGCGAAGTACTATGCCTTCGGACATTTAGAAGGAAACAATTGTACGTGGTCTGAAGCTGAGAAAGCCTTACGTGATGCGTACGACCACAGCGACGGTATCTTATTTCAAAATGGCAAGTTCGATTTAGACGTAGCAGAAACACATTTTGGTATTAAGATTCCAGAGTGGAATAAGATTCACGATACGATGTTCCTCATCTACCTACATAATCCACACGCGAAGGAGTTAGGTTTAAAACCTGTTGCTGAGGAATTATTAGGAATGCCACCTGAAGAACAGGAAGAGGTTGGCGAATGGTTACTATCAGAACAACCGATACCTGGAGTTAGAATCAATCGAGGCAAACAAGGTGACAACTACTTCGGAGCATATTATTCTTGGGCGCCTGGTGACATCGTCGGACGATATGCAGACGGCGACACAATCCGCACAGAAAAACTTTTTACATTGCTGTATAAAGAGATTCTTGACAGAGGAATGGGAGAAGCGTATGATAGAGAAAGAAAACTCTCGCTTATTCTTCTCGAAATGGAGCGACAAGGTTTAGCAGTAGACCTGAAACAACTACGACACGACGTTGACATGTACACTGACTGGATGGGTAAGATTGAGTCTTGGGTTATCAAGACATTGAAGGCACCATCTGACTTAAACCTTAACTCAGGTCAGCAGTTAGTCGAGGCAATGATTGATGCTGGCAAGGTTGATGAGTCACTCATGCCACGCACCGCGACTGGTAAGATTGCAACGAACAAAGATGCGTTGCTTGCTGGTGTGACTGATAAGAAACTGCTTGGTGTGTTAAACTACAGAGAACGATTGAAGACATGCCTTAATACGTTCATGAAACCTTGGCTTGAGACTGCTGAGTTATCTGGTGGTTTAATCTACACGATATGGAATCAGACAAGAACCCCTGACTCTGTTGGCACGCGTACTGGTCGTTTGAGTTCTACACCTAACTTCCAGAATATTCCTAAGGAATTCGCGCCAATCTTTGACCACGAGAAGCCAGGCGCTAAGCTGCCTAAATCTCCGTTCAAAGATATACCACCGCTTCCTAAGGTGCGTTGTTATGTGGTTCCGTTTGAAGGTGACGTCTTAATTGACCGAGACTTCTCGCAGCAGGAAATCCGTATTCTCGCGCACTTCGATGGTGGTTCGATGATGCATGACTACCAGGCAGACCCATGGCTAGACTTCCACGACGTAGCGCGTGGCAAGCTTGCAGAGCAAGGATTATTCTACGAGCGCAAGCCAGTTAAGAATACCAACTTCGGTCTGATTTATGGTATGGGAGTTGGTAAACTCGCAGAGAAAAATGGGACAACTGTTGATGAGGCGAAAGACCTTAAGGCTGCAATCCTGAAACTCTATCCTGGTCTGAAAGAAATGTACTCAGACATGCGACTCCGCATGCAACAGGATTTACCAATCAGAACGTGGGGAGGTCGTGAGTATTATTGTGAGCCAGCTAAGTTGGTGAATGGCAGACTCATGACATTCGACTACAAGATGGTGAACGTACTCGTACAAGGTTCTGCTGCAGACTGCACTAAGGAATCAATTATCAGATACCACGCGACCAAGCACAAAGACGCCAAGATTATTCTGAACGTACATGACCAGATAACCGTATCCGTTCCACCTAAAATAATGAAATCTGAAATGGAAGTACTTCGTAAAGCAATGGAATCCGTCGAGTTCGACGTGCAAATCCTAAGTGAAGGTTCAATATCAGATACTAACTGGGGAGACCTAAAAGATTATGACAAAAAAGGCAAAATCATCTAAGAAAACATTCGTGCCAGCATTGTTCGAATTACCATTCATGCATATTGCGCACGGACTATTCTCATGCCGCAACGATTTAGATGCTGTATTAAAAGCTAACGACATCCCGGTGTACAAGTTTGACACAGATGAAATCACTTACGCAGCGACAATCCGTGGTGTGCATGAGGTATCAGATGGACTACAACGCCGCTACGCATTCGTGTACGCTGAGAACATGCTGAATGACGACAACACTGACGACGCTCGGAAGCTAAGCTACTTGGCCCACGAGGCACACCATGTTGTGCAGTTCATGTTCGAATGCATGGGCGAGACTCAACCATCAGAAGAAGTGTTCGCGTACACACTCGGCAATGTGTGTAACAACCTCTTCAACGAATACTTCCGCTGGAAGGAGTTTATGAATGGCTAAAATTACAAAAGAAAAATATCCAGGTCTTATCAAGGCATGGTCATTCAGTCGCCTAAGCGACTATCAGAAATGTCCTGCCATGGCGAAGTTCAAATACCTAGATAAAATTGTCAATCCTGATGACCAGAAGTCTGAAGCATTGCAACGTGGTGCTCGCATCCACGAGTTAGCTGAAGGCTATCTAAAAGGAACAATCGCACGACTACCAAAAGAACTTAAGTCGTTCGAAGACGAGTTCAAGAAGTTGCGCAAGCAGTACAAGAAGAAAGTGTCTGGTATGACAGTCGAAGACCAGTGGGCGTTCACGCAAGACTGGCAAGAGACAGACTGGTTCGACATGGCGAACTGTTGGCTACGCATTAAGCTTGACTGTGCACACCATGAAGACGATGAGACTCTTATCGTGACCGACTGGAAGACCGGTAAGTTCCGTGAGTCGATGAACGAGCAATACGTACAACAGCTCGAGCTATACGCTCTCGCGTCGTTCTTATTGTATGAGCACATTCAAGTTGTTAAACCGCGTCTTGTCTATATCGACCAGAAATTCGTCTACCCAGAGCCTGACAGTGGTGAGTTGGTATTCACGCGCGACCAAGTTCCTGCTCTCACTAAGAAATGGGAGAAGGCCGTTAAGCCAATGCTGTCTGATAAAGTATTCCGTCCGCGCCCAGGTGACCACTGCCGCTGGTGCTTCTATAAGAAATCAAATGCCGCTAAAGGAGGTGGCCAATGCAAATTCTAAATAATGTATTCAATGAAAGAACAGTCAACATCATGATGGACATCGAAACAACTGGTATTCGTCCAGGTTGCCGTGTCTTATCAATTGGTTTAGTAGTGTTCTATACTGTCAATGGTGAAGCGACAATCGGGAATACAATAACAATCTATCCTAGCTTAACAGAACAAGTCGGCATTGATGACCCAAGCACACTACAATGGTGGTCAACACAATCACCTGAAGCGCGTAACGTTTTCGCAGATAACCACATCAATGGTGTGTCAGTTGGTAAAGCATTCGAGTTGTTCAAGGAGTTTATTCAAAATGCCGTTGACTGGCATAAGTCTTTGAATGGTGGTGCAGAAAAAGTTAACATGTGCATCTGGGGGAATGGCGCGACATTCGATAACTCAATCGTGCAGCACATGTTCGAGGCGAAAGGTTATCCTGTTCCTTGGAATACATTCGGTGACCGCTGCTACCGTACAGCGTTCAACATGCTTGGTCGTCCGTCATTCACACGCGATGGAACACATCATAATGCTCTCGATGATGCAATATACCAGGCTAGATGCTTAACAAACGCGTTATTAAATGCGAGCAAATAGAGAATCAACAATAGAGCGCAATGCCTGCAAGAGAGTTCTTAACGAGATAGGCATTCGCTCGTCTAAATTCGTAACACCAGGGGATGCCGGTTATCCAGACCGCATCTTCTGGATTCCTGGTGGGAAACCACTATTCATTGAGTTCAAAGCACCTGGCGCTAAGCCGCGTCCTCTTCAAGTGTTCGTGCATGAGATGCTCCGAGCGCTAGGCTACCAGGTGGAGGTATGTGATAATGAAGAAGATACAATTAAAATCGTCAAAGCCGCAGCGTTGGAAGCCGCACGATTATCAGAAAAAAGCCGTAAAGTTTCTAAGAAGTAGACAGGCAGGTGGGTTGTTCTTGGAACCTGGTTTAGGTAAGACGTCGATTACATTAGAAGTTATTTCGCAGTACATCAAAGAAGGACTTGCCAGCAAGGTTCTCATCATCGCTCCTTTGCGTGTATGCTATAACGTATGGCCGAACGAAATCAAGGACTGGGCGAACTTCAACCACCTACGCTGCTGCATCTTGCACGGCAAGGATAAAGATAAGCTGCTCGAGTCTGACGACTATGACATCTACCTCATCAATCCCGAAGGATTAAAATGGTTATTCGCAGCAGAAAAAGAAACTAAGAACTCGTTCGGCGGCAAACGTAAACCTAAGATTGTGGTTGACCAACGCCGCTGGAAAAGTTTTGGTTTCGATATGCTGGTCGTCGATGAGTTATCGAAATTCAAATCGTCTTCATCAGACCGATTCAAGATGATTAAGCCACTAATCCCTACGTTTAAGTTCCGTTATGGGTTGACAGGTTCTCCTGCAGCTAATGGTCTCATCAATTTATTCGGTCAAATGTACATCATCGATAATGGTCTCACATTCGGTCAATACATTACCAACTTCCGCAATGCGTACTTTGAATCTGACTACCTTGGTTTCACATACACAATCCGGCCTGGCGCTGAGCAGGAAATCTACGATGCAATCAAGCCATTCGTACTCAGTATGAAGGCAACAGATTATCTCGACATGCCTGCCTACATCGAATCGAATATCTACGTTGAGTTAGATGCCAAGGCGAAGAAAGTGTACACCGCACTCGAGAATGACCTCATCACTAAGCTCAACGATAATGTCGTGACGGCAGCTACAGCAGGCGCTGCATCAATCAAATGCAGACAGGTAGCAAACGGTGCTGTGTACGTCGACCAAGAGATTGAAGCATTAGTTAAGACTGCTGATAAGGAATGGGTGACAGTGCATGATGAGAAGATTGAAGCGTTACAAGACCTCATTGAGGAATTGCAAGGCCAACCATTGCTCGTCGCGTATGAGTTCGCGCATGACCTTGAGCGATTGAAGAAGGCGTTAGGCAAGGACACACCTCACATTGGAACCGGTGTTTCAATGAAGGAAACTCAGCGCATAGTTGATGCGTTTAATAAAGGCAAAATCCCCGTGCTACTAGGCCACCCTGCCTCCATGGGCCATGGGCTTAACATGCAAGACGCGTGCAACCACGTGTGCTGGTTTAGCATTACATGGGACTATGAGTTGTATGACCAGTTCGTGCGTCGCGTATACCGTCAAGGTAACAACAACGATAAAGTGTTTATCTACCGCATCGTTGCGAAAGACACAATTGACAACGCAATCGTAGGTATGCTATCCAACAAGACAGCAACTCAGAACGCTTTATTCAAAGCATTAGAGGTGATTAAAAAATCTAAGAAAAAATCATAAATACCTATTTACAAGTCAGAATATCTGGGGTATAATCGCCCCAGATATTCAAACAGAACAGGTGACAACATGAAAATCTCTACCTATTATGACCGTCAACGCAGAACTTGTATAGTCGTTGCGTCTGACAAGTCAAACGTAAGTCTCGTGAAGTTAGATACATCAGCGGGACTGCGCATCTCACTCATGCCAGTGAACTTATTTGAGGACACATACTCAGAAGTGGCTGGTTATCCTATCCATAAAGCAATTGAACAATACTCAGAGTTTGCACGTTATTGCGGAGCCACGCAGGACGTGATGAATGCATTCAATGGCATCCTAGATTCTGAGGAGAAGAACGGTGTTGACGTGAAACTCACTCGTCTAAAACTCCAACAAGTTAAATTGCTAGATGGCAAAGCGGCTAAGACGCAAAGCGATGCGTCAGCTGATGACACTCCACCTTGGAACGATGATGAACCAAGCGTGGATAATCCTAAACCAACTAAGAAAGGTAAAACTGCAATGGCAAGACAACCTAAAGCCTCGGTCAAAGTACCAAGCAGCTCGGCGACTACGAACACTGGTTCAATTAAACAACCACGCCGCACAGCAGCATCTGCATTTAAAGATTTAATTCTAACTGGTCAGTATAGCGATGATGAAATCTTCGCGACTGTGCAGAAGGAATTCGGACTCGACGACAGCAAGCGCAGTTATGTTGCATATTACCGTCGTGAATTAAAAAACAAAGGCCTATTATAGGAGAACTAAGATGGCAGTAAAAACTCGTGAAGTCAGCCGCGACGAGCGCGATTACGACACAACACAACTACACATGGCAGGTCACGGCCGTACATTACACCGCGACTACTCAGCACACTTCTTCCGCTGGTCATTCGCGCGTCGATTCATCACACGCGAAGACGACGTATTGGAAGTAGGATGCGGTGAAGAAAAACCGTTATCAAAAATCTTAACTGGTGGCACAGCGCCATGTGTGAAAAATTATGTTGGTGTTGACCTTAATAAACTCAAACCATCTAATGCAAAACGATTAACATTCCATGGCGAATTCAATTTCGTTGAGCGTTACAAAGAATTACTTAAAGAACGCGGTGGTGAAGGTTTCGACGTGCTCGTGCATTTTGAAGTGATTGAACACATCAATGTTGAGCTCGGTAAGAAATTCCTTAAAGCTGCATACGAATGCCTTAAACCAGGTGGTGTTATGTTAATGAGTACTCCGTGTTATGATGGTGTACGTCACGCAGCAAACCACATCCATGAATACACTGTTCCTGAATTGCAGGCTGCAGTAGAAAAAGCTGGGTTCGAAGTTGAAAAACGCTTCGGTACTTTCATGGACATCAAGCATATCGGCAAGGTAGCTCCGGACTTCGACCCATCGTTACAAGATGCAGTGAAGAAATTACGTTCAGCACTTGGTGAGTACTACGACAACGACGCACTGTCTTGTTTCTTCGCACCATTATACTGTGACCACGCGCGCAATAACTTATGGGTATGCCGTAAACCATTGACCGCTAAGAAAGGTAAGAAATAATGAGCATGATTAGATTCCACAGATTGGACAATGGAAATGTGTTCTTCATCGCCCATAATCAAATCGAATCTATCGCATTCATCACAGACGATGACGGTGAGAAAGGTATCGCCGTCATGGTTGGTGGTCGTTATTTCAAGGTTCGTGAAGATTTAGACTACCTACTATGGGAATTGCGCTTGGCTGCTATGCCAAGTTGGTTAAGAAAATTTTATAGATGGTTACGTAAATGATTAAATTTGTAAAGCTAACGCTCGCGCATAACGAGCAACCAATCTACGTCAACGTTGCTAGTATCGAATCATTTCGTGCACATGTGACAGACGATAAAGAAGACGGTTCATACGTCTCAACAACTTCAATGCGTGGTGACGATGCACCTATCATTGTTAAAGAGACATGCGAACGTATCTACCACATGTTATACTGGGAGGAAATCGGTGATGATGGAAAGAGCGAATAAACAATACGTAGCGTACATGATGTCGTTACGCGAGGCATGTGAGCAGGAAGCCGCTGAGGGAAACCCACTACGTGCTGAGCAGTATGCAGCCTATGGTGATATGCCGCAGGATTTAATGGACAAACTAGTTAACGGTATCGTCGATAAGATGAGCAATTACTCAGATGTCCGTGCATTCCAAACTAAGTTCGGCCAACTAGTTGGTGACAAACCACGTCACTTGACTCGTCGTAAACTGAATGAACGCATTGCACAGATGCAAGAAGAATTAGATGAGTTCACGAACGCAGTAGACAACGATGACATCGCAGAGCAGGCAGACGCATTAGTTGACTTAGTGTACTTCGCACTAGGCACCGCGGCTCACATGGGCCTACCATGGCAGGCACTATGGGACGATGTCCAACGTGCTAACATGAGCAAGGTGCCAGGCGTTAAGCCTGAGCGTGGCTTCCTAGTTGACTGTATCAAGCCTGAGGGTTGGGAAGGTCCTAAGACTATGGACATCCTATTGAACCACAGGTATATTCCGCCATCAAGCGAAGATGATTATGTAGACGACGAAATCCATAAGGAGAAAAAAGATGCTTAATGCAGTTCCATCAACATGTACCATTACTATTTTCGAAGGACCTGATGGTGCAGGTAAATCAACAGCCGCAGAAGAATACGCGAAACGCACTGGTGCATTGTATATCCACTTCGATGCATTGTATGGCGTAAAGAATATCCACAAGTATTTCATGGAAGCCATGGCTCCAGCTCTTCTAGGTTATCAATCAGTTGTGCTCGACCGTTGCTGGCACTCAGGTCCAATCTATGACCTCGTGTTCCGCAACCTTGAAGAGCATGAGCAACGTCAGACTCAGGAAATCTGTACGCTACTAGACCGCGCGGCGTCATTCTGTCGTGGCATCTATGTGCGTTGCCGCCCTGATGTTGAGGTATGTATCAGCAACTGGAAGTCACGATTAGGTGACGAGCTCGTTAAATCAGAACAGAAGATGCGAGCTATTCATGAATTGTATGGTGACAACGACCGCAATATCATGCTTCCGATTGTGGAATATGATTACACAGAAGAGCCAACGACGTCCGCCTATAAGGACTCAATTGAGTGGCTAGGTAATAAAATTGCGGAGGAACGCGCAGACGTATATAATAAGCGTCAACCGCGCGTGTACGTTGTCGTGTCATCATCAATGGAAAAGACCGACGTCGATACAATGCTCGATGTTCCTGGTGTTCGTTTCCATCCTAATTCAAATGAATTCAAGTTAGCTCAGGATTTAGGACCTTACTCCGTGTTTGATGATGACCTGGTTCCCGAAGAATTAGTGATGTACTTGGCACCGCATACCAACTTCAAATACTTCTTCAAGACATTCGGTAAGCATGCACCGCGTCAATATCTCGTTGCGATTGGTGAAAAAGCAAATGAAGCAGTGCGCGCGTTCGTTGACAGCATTACTCCTGAAGATGCAGCTGTTATGCCTAATATCGACGTCGCGTTCTTACTTGACACTCTCGCGGATTCTGTGATGCGCGGCAAACGTAACATGCCACCTATGTCAGACATGATTACAAGTAAGTGGTATGACCTGGTGAAGAACACCAGCGAAAGTCAGAACAGATATGGTGATGCGGCAACGCAACGCAAGACTGTTACATTAACGGCTGACGAAGTAGCTGAGTTATCAGCCGATGAACTTGTTAAATACGTGGTGGGTAAATTAAATGAGTAACGATTCAATGTCAGCAGATGCAGCCTGGATAACAGAGCTATTTGACGTAATATATAGTGGAATCAACGTATGGCCGCGCGGTCAGCACACAAAGGAGCTGCCACAATGCACGTCTGTAATCAACATGCGCTGTCCTGTTATTACTTTTCCTGAGCGTAAGCTGAGCACCAAGTTCCTAGGCGGCGAAGCATACTGGATTCTGTCTGGTGACAATCGCGTTGAGACAATTGCACCGTATAACAAGAACATCGTTAATTACAGTGATGATGGTCAGACGTTCTTTGGCGCGTATGGCCCACGTATCTTGTCTCAGTTAGATTACGTAGTGAGTAAGCTGGAGAGCGACGTAGATACTCGCCAGGCTGTCTTAACAATCTGGCGTGATAATCCACCGGAGACCAAGGACGTACCTTGCACAGTAGCGGTCGCGTTTATGATTCGCGATAACAAACTGAACTGCCATGTATTTATGCGTAGCAACGACTTATGGTTGGGTTTCCCGTATGACATCTTCAACTTCTCTATGTTATCACATCTTGTGTGCTGCAAATTAAATAGCAATTTAGGTGATGATGGATTAGATGATGTTGTCAGTCCTGGATTACTATACCACACGGCGGCTTCACGTCATATTTATGAACAGCATTTTGAAGATGCTATAAATATTCTTGATAAGTATTGGGGTGAACAGTTGCCTGATAATTTGCCAGGTACACGTGTGACTCCAACGGAGCTGTATCTGAGTGAGACATATCTGATGCACGTGTTAGATTCACTTCGCAAAGACGGTAAGTCTAGCGAATTTAAATGGTGGTAATATGAGAATTAGCAGAGACCAATGGGCCATTGAATTAGTGAGAGTCACTGCGCAACGCGCGACATGTAAGCGCCGTGCTGTTGGGTGTGTCTTAACTAATGCGCGTGGTCATGTATTATCAACTGGCTATAATGGCGTGGCCGCAGGTCAGCATCATTGTAATGAGGAAGTACGAGGCACTTTCCCATACGCGTGCAAAGGAGCCGGGCTGCCAAGCGGCACGGGTCTTGATTGCTGCCAGGCTATCCATGCTGAGCAGAATGCACTGCTGCAATGTCGCGACGTGTACGACATCGACACGGCTTATGTCTCCGCTTCTCCTTGTATGACATGCGCCAAGCTCTTAATGAACACATCATGTCGACGTGTGGTGTTCATTGAGGAATATCCAGGTTCTGACGACGTCAAAGAGATGTGGACGAAGTCAGGAAGAGTATGGGAGCAATATCATGTTGAATGATGCAAATATAGGCGTAGTTTTCCTTATAATGATTGCGCTGATTTTTATAATGTTAGAGTTCTGATAGGAGGAACAAATGGAAGAACAATTAGGATTTAATAATCCAACATTAGGTGAGCGTCTCATTGGTGTAGAGTACGACTCAAATGATAACTCAGAAGTGACGCACATTAAGCGTTATTTCACGCAGGTCATTGATAATCTCGAGCACGAGCGCGTGATGTCAAACGCAGCAGGGACTCTCAATAGTGTCAAAGATGACCTCATTAAAGAAGCCATGATGCGCGTAGCAGATGCGCAGATGTGGGTAGTTAAAGCTCAAACCTACGGTAAATAACTATGGGATTTACATTTGACCAAGCTCTCAAAGAGCTTAAAGCTGGTGCTAAGGTAGCACGCGATGGCTGGAATGGTAAAGGTATGTACTGCTTCCTCGTGAGCGGCAGAGCTGTAGAAGATGCAGTTGACGAGTTCTACGGTAAAGGCTGGGGCGGAAAACCAACGCGTGTACGAGACGCAATCTACATGTACACGGCGCAAGGCGACTTAGTTCCTTGGGTTGCTAGCCAGTCTGATTTATTAGCAAATGACTGGACGCTTGCTAAGTAACTTCGTGAGTACAGTGTCAGGACTTGTCATGTTCTTAGTGTTCGCATGGTTGATTGCGTGGCTTATTTCGGTAGGTCTAACCGTTGCGGTGACGATGATAGTCAAGACATTGTTCGGATAATAAAAGCCCAGCTTAGTGCTGGGCTTCTTTGTTTATGCCTCATTAGTGCTTAGCTTGCCGTCGCTCTGTAGCGTCGGCAAATCATATCGTTCGAGCGCTGGCCATGACCGTGTTCCATCTGCTTGTGATGGCCACACATACGCGATGACCCGCGTTCTGCTAAAGGGTTTGATGTTCACAGCATCACCTTGATTACCGCCTAATACCATGAGATTCCCGAACTTGTCCTTTCCAACAACGAATCCGACGTGACCACCGCCTGCTCTATCGAACACAGCAAGACAACCATAGGCTGGGCTAGTTAACGTAGTGCCGGCGTCAGCCCATGCCTTCGCACGATACCATGCGCTTGGCACTTGGCGCCCAGCGGCTCTGATGCAGTGACCGACGAATGTTCCACACCATGGAGTCTCATCGTCTCGCCACCAGGCTTTCAGTCCAACTAACCAATTGATGATTGTAGGATTATGTTGTTTTCCAGGTAATTCCTTCAGGTTTAAATATTTACGTGCCTCAGCAACCCAAGGCAACTCAGTTTGTTTTGTCATTCTGCTTTTCTCCCGAGATGACTCTAATCAATCTTACCAATAATGTGTCGGGTATCACGTCGCCTCCCCACGCAGCTACTCCAACAATCGCCACTTGCAACCAGTTATCAACCTCATAAGATTCAGTGATTGCAAACGCAATGATTCCCACAACAGCCCCGAGAAAGCAGCGGCCCAGAATAATAGCAGTTAAACTACTGTTACCATCTGGGTTGCGCTGCCCCTTTATTGCCGACCAAGATGCGCTTACTAATACCGCAAAAATGATATTGATGACTAGGTCAATTCCAGCAGGGCTCATTAAGTTCTCTGCTAATGACACCTGCTGCGCATTAGCCATTGTAGCAATGAACAGTAAATAAGCCACTACTATGAAATTGAACTTTTTCATCTTAACCTCTTCTCTTGTACCGAGCTTTTTCTAATTTCTTGGAATTATCGATGTACCAATCGACCATTAGAACATAGATGAATATCACTGAGTGCACCACGTGCAAGAACACAATTCCTGTTAGCACAGAACCTTTAGAAAATACAAGGTCTGCCGCGAAGAACAGGTTGCACGCAGCAACAAACGTCAGGAAGATAGGCCTTACAGAATCAGCTCGCACACACGCACGATGTAGTCGGTAGCCATTCACGCTAGCCAACTCAATCATGTGGAATACTGCGTCGACTAGCAGCCATGCCCCTCCTATGATTACACCTAATGACATAATGACTTGGGTTCCATCAAGGCCTCCCATCTCATATTGGCCATGCATGCCAACAATTGCTACAGCAATGGTTAATACCGCAATGATAGCACGTTGCGATGGCCAGTGATATTTACTGTAGTTAGTGAGAACCATAATTCCTCCTAGCAACCACAAGGGTCTACTTCTTTGAGCTTCTCTTGACACTTGAATTCAGCATCACAGACGGTCTCTTCGATTCCCATCTTAGTCGCTTCCCATTTAACACAAGTGCCTGGTGGCAGAGCCATTGCCTCTGTGCCACCTTGCGCTCGTTCGATTTTGATTTCGTTACCGAACGTCGTTGCCTTCACAATCTCTGTGCCGGTTCCGTCTGACATCACAAGGTAAGTGTGACCACTACCAAGCTTAGTCGCCAGGCTCTGAGCATCAGCGATTGGGAGCAACCCAGCATCTTTGCTGAGCCGCTCCTGCAATTTCGTTTTGTAACCGTTGAGCCATACGTAACTCATACTAACAACCCTCGCATTCAGATGATTCAAAATAATCTGATGAGTGTCCTGACATCGTACATGTGCACGTGTCGAGATGGACAGCCACACAGATTGGCTTACAGCCTGGAGCTCTGATGATACCCTGATAACGACCGCCTGGTGAGCGATGCAATGTGTCGTCCCAGCGGAACGTCACCTCGGACTCAGATACTTCCAATGCTGGGTAAGTCATGATGGCAGAACCACCACCCTTACGCTTCAATTCAATCGTGACATCATCAGGTTTAACGTCAATGCCACAATTGAGTTGAATTTTGAAGGTGGTCTTCATGGCCACCTGACTTCCTTTACGGATAAAAACTGGTCTCATTATTTACCTCTCTTAGTGTTTAGACCTTCCATCTTACGCCACTCGTGCAAGTACTTAGCTTGCACATTCTCAGTACGCTTAGCGAAAGCATTCACCTGTTTTTGATAAGTCTCATCAGGCATTCCTTTCGCATGGTGCTTAGTGACCTTGGCTTTCTGTTGGTTGATGACACGCAGCTCACGGTCTGCACGCTCGAACCAGTTAATCTGCTTGCGTTTCTCAGGCGTTAACCAACCGCCTAGCTGGCCACGCTCTTTGCGCGAGTCGTACTCATTCTTGAGTTTCTGCGCTTTGTCAAACGCCTCATAGTAACGTTGCTGGATAGCGTACTCGTTGCCAGGCCCGTAGAGTGAGTTAACGAATGGAACATATTCTTCCTTACCGAGACGCGCACGGTTAGGGTTCTCAATCGCAATCTTAGTGATGTCGCGCAAAGGACCCAACATACCTGAGTAGCCGTCCCATAGTGCTTTAACCTGCTCAGCGTGCATGTCAACACCCGTTACACGTTGGATTGCAATAGCGAATTCCTTCCACTCAGGAGCTGTTGTCGACTTAGCTTGCTCAGCCCGTAGCTTACCTTTGTCCACATATTGCGGAGTTAACTTAGCACCGAACGGTGTTCTGTCTAATATGAGCTGCATCACAGGTTGCAAGATAGAAGGAGTAGCCGTCATAGCAAGCTTGGCGCCTGGGTTCTCATCGACAGGAATATCTGCAGGAGCCACCGGAACCACTACCTTAGACCAGTGGGCTGCCATGTTGGCTGCTGCACTCGACCACTCAATGTCTCCGTGCGCAGCGCGTGACGTGTTCGTTGCCATGTTCCACATCAGCTGCGGTAGACCGAAACCAACTGGAATCTTGAAGTACTTACCAGGGTCCATAGGATTCGGAATCGGGATGTAACGCGTGATGTCACCCATCTGGTCGACACGGTTACCAGCCTCGTTGTCGTCTTGTCCTGACACTGCACGAATCACCTCATACATACCAAGCATGGTCGCATAGTACGTGGCCGCCATGACTGCACCTTTCTTGGTGCTGAGCTGCTTAGCTAAGTTAACGAAACCTGTTGCAGTTGGTTGTGCGAACATGAACAACGCTTTGACAGGTCTCATGTATAACCCAGTCTTACGGAAGTTCATCGTGTCGAGTGTTACTGCAGCAGCGTCTCGTTTAGACACACCAGCTTCTAATAGTGACTCATACGCGGCAAGCGGAGGAACCAAGTCGAATGCACGGTTGTATGCTTCAGTGAAATGCACAACACCATCGATTGTCTGTTTGTCCCAGCGACCTTCTCGTTGAATACGCTTAATCAGGTCTTTCTCAGTACGCGATAGGAATGAACCCATTGTACTGATACCACCAGCTTCCATTAGGTCTTTGAGATTCTGAGAGCGTTGTGTCTTACCATCAGGTGTTCTCCAGAACACTGTATCTCTGAATGCCATTGGGTCCGACATCTTAACGAGCATGCGGTTCGCGACAGCATCCATATCGACCTTGTTACCATTCGCGTCGTACACTGTGCGAGTGCGCAACACGGTGCTTCGTTCCCAGGCGTCTCGTGCGAAGTTGATTGGAGCAAACGCTGGGTAGAATTGGGTCACAGCTCTTGCGAATAGTCTTGTAGGTGTCTCAACTGCTTTAAGAATCCATGGCACACTCTCGCGTTGGTTATGCATCAGTGCATCCATTGCTTTCTTAGGTAGCTTGTACGCGTAGTTGTCACCGTTCTCAGAAATCATAAGCACCGCGTCTGATGTACGTTGCATGGTTACTTTAGAACGTTCGATTCCCATTGTACTCTCAAGCTCAGCCGCAGCTTCTGCTTCAGTCTTACCTTGTGCTAACAATGCATTATATCGTGATTTGTATATATCGCGAATACCATTCTTGAACTTGCTGTAGCCGAAGTAACCAATCGACCG